GCTTATTTTAACACAAAAAAGCTCTCAAAAATTTGGTGATGTCTTAGGAATCATGAACATATATGCACCAAAAGGAACAAAGGCTGCTTACGTAGAACCTTTCTCTGCTTTCGGTTGTGGTGATAAAAGAAGTTGGGATGGAGTAAGCCGTTTCTCTACGTATAGTTCCGAGCACGAAACACTCTTTCAGAGAGGAACACGAATGCGAATAACAAAGGTTTATGAAGAAGGTGGAAAGACCTACATAGACTGCGAGGTTATAGGGCAAGAAATAAGAGATTTATCTTATGTAAAGGATAGCAATATCGGATATTAAACAAAAAAGGTGTACCATTACGGTGCACCTTTTTTCATTATAGTTCGTTTGGAATTTTATCCTCTGGGAAATGGTCGTTTGGGATAAATAGGTATTCGTCTATCAGCTTGTAGAACCTATCTATCTCTTCCTTAATATTGTAGGCTGCTTTAGCCCATGAAGTGAACATTATAATAAGCAATGTATGTGGAATCCCCTTATATTCCTTACCATTGATTTTCTTATAATATTCTTCCTCACCTTTAAACTTTCCTTCGCTATTTACATACACTCTTTCCATATCCCAAAACCAAGCCATATTTTCGTTGGTATTTGGGTTTTCACCACCTCTATAGTATCGGCAGTGCTTGATTAAATCTTCCTTATTCACCATATCTATCAATAAATTTAGTTACTACATTCTTCATATCCAAAGGGAGATAGTTCAATGCTTTTTCCTTCATTTCTTGTGGAATACCAAAGAGTGGCTGAGCGATTGAACCAACGATTGCTCCCATCGTATCGCTATCACCGCCGTATGATACAGCATTTCTGATTGCATCCTCGAAGCTATCACTATCAAGGACTATTTTAAAGGCGAGTGGAACGCATTCTTGGCAAGTTTCTGCCCATTTCCCTCTTGGAATAAGATTCTTATTCCAATCAGAGCCATAATATATTAGCGCTGCTGTCCTAATAAAATTTTTGCTTTTAAATACTCTTAAATCACAGATACAATCTGCTACCGCAGCAGCACCAATCATTCCTTCAATGTGACTATGTGACACCTTTGCACTCATCATTGCCTGACGAATAGCATCAGCATTATTTTTGAATGCCCAACCCACAGGACTAACTCTCATAGCTGCTCCATTTCCAAAACTATCATAAGGCTCTGGGGACTTACTTGTAAGCCAATTAGAGAAGCCGCTGCCATATCCTCCCATCGGATTTGGATAACGCCTACACCATTTAAGAAGCGATTCTCTGAAATCTGACGCATCGGGTATTCCATCTTTTGCTTGTAATATAGCATCGGCTACGGCTATTGTACAGATAGTATCATCTGTAAAATTACAACCTTCGTCAAATAGTTCAAAGTTATAATCAAATGTGTTATTAAACTCATATTTAGAGCCTACAATATCACCTATAATTGCTCCTATCATAACTGTATCTCCTATTTTAATGTTAATTATTCGCAAATTTACGAAGAAATATTCAGATAACCAAATATTTTTTATTACTTTTGCATTAATTGTTGTATCGAGTGCGTATCTCCTATGTACTCACAACGTTAAACATAATAATTATTTACATCTAGCATCGTCCTCATTCGTATCTCCGAGGGCGGTGCTTTTTGTTTATAAGAACTCCTTTAAAGCAACGTGATAAACATCATACATCAGGCGAGTTACGTATAGTACGGCAACCTTATCAACTACAAAAGAAGGATAAGGCTTACCCTCTTTGATGATTGTGTTCAACGATAATTTCGGGTACTTGGCTGAATACAGCTTCAATGCTTTCAGAAGCTCATCCAACCTTTCTTCCCCGAATGCTTGCTTTATCTTCTCCTGATTTCTGAGAGCGAAACGAGCCATAGATTAATTACTTTCGATAATTGTGAATACGTTCTCTATCATATTGCTACCGAAAAGTGTTGCTATAACATAAGTTTCATTCTTGTTTGGTTTAACCTTATTTATTAGACGTTCTTCCATTCTAAAGACTTTCTTCAGTAAAGTAGTTCTTGCTAACTTTACGCTTTCAAAACTACCACCAAGTATTCCTTTTTCTCTATTCACCACTTTGCGAGAAGCGTTCTTTACGTTTATCGCTGTGCTATATGTTACAAGATTTATCTGATACATAATCTATATTTATTTACTTTTCTACTTCATAAAGATATTGAATATCCCCACCACCAAGAGTGAGGATAACCGAAGGCTCGCCGAGCATTGGTTGCTTATGGAAATCGCACCAATACCAATGATTCCGTTTTAGCTTACCTTCGATTACATTCAGCTCCAAATTATTCTTTTCAGGAGCTTCAAGATAATCCTTGCCCTGTCGCATATCCAAGCGATGTAAGGCTAAAAGTACGTCAAATGCTCTCATATCTTACTCGGCTTTATCAACGATAACAAGGTTTTTCAATCTCTCCAAGAATGTGTGATAATCATCCTCGCAAGGAATCACTTGACCGCCCGTTGGTGTTGTCTTGCAATTAAGCTTTATAGATGTTGCTATATCGCCATTCCGTGAAGGTTCAACGTAAGCGATATTATCTATATTTACAAGGGTATAATGCCCTTTATACTTTACCTCAATAAACTTTGCCATAATTAAATCTCCTTTATTTTATTAGTTTTAAAATCATAAGAATAACCATTATTCTCCATTATATTCAGAAGAAAGTTCTTCTCCCATTCATTTGCGTATCGTAAGCAACCCGACGAGTATTTAATGTTTGTACTCATATTTCCTTTGCCTACACCGAAAGATTTGAATGCGAACGAGTATTTTATGTGAGCCTCTATCCAGTCATCGTTATGAATATTTGACAAGATAAAAACACAACTTTCACCTCTTTCGTCATTATAAAACCTAAGTATATCTCCTTCTTTGTACATAAGCTATTCACATCTATCAAGATACTCTTTCCAAGCCTTATCAAAGACAGGCTTGATGAATATATTATTTCTTACATCCCTCATTGTTATCCCAAGGGCAAGCACGGCTTCTTCTGGGTTGTATGTATAGCCGCATTCGTGGTTTGCGAACTCATACATGAAAGCATCTTTCAAGCCTTCATCTGTCTTTATGAGCTCCAAGATTTCCTTATCGTGACGTTTACGCATTTCCTCGAAAAGGTAAACGTCAGAGGCAAGGCAGAATGCGCCGCAACCGAGTGAGCGAATCTTCATCAAGTCCTCCTTCGAGGTAGTCAGCCCCCACTCTTCCATCATTTTCTTAAACTGCTCTTTACCAAAAGCAGCTTTCATGGGCAATTTATCAAGCTCTTTCTGATGCTTCTTCTTTAATTCTGCGTATCTATTCATAATTGTATCTCCTTTTAAATTAGTAAAGCTGTTCTATTCTTGTATAGCAGCCCTTCACAGCGTACTCAACACGTTTCTTCTCAACCTCATTGTAATCAGAGCTAACGGCAACTGCCTGCCATTTGCCACCTTCGTAAATCTGAGCAACGTAATCAAAAACGTTAGCCTCTACTACCTTTCCGTTAATCATTGTAACTTTCATTGTTGTATCTCCTATAATTTGAATATTAAACCTATTTATTAATTATTTACACCGCAAAATTAATAATTTCTTTTAAAACCACCAAATCTTTTCGGTGTTTTTATTATTATTTTAATAGCTTTTAATATATTGATATGTAAATTAAGGTTATATTAATATAAAAAATGCAATATAAAAATATAGTAACCGATTTTTCGCTACCTTTGCATACATAACCAAATCAGACGAGTTATGACACAGATTTATAACGCATCACCAAAGGAGTTGGCGGCAATGGCTCAACGCTACCTCCGTGATGGAATACTAAGCAGAGCCACATATTGCTACGAGCGGCTGATGTACCTCGGTTGCTTGCGCAGAACGGGTTATCTTCGCCTTGCCTTAGTATATACCAAGAAAGGAAAAGATAACGCCGCAGAGCGTGTTTTAAATAGGTATCGTGCAATTTATAAATATTAATATAGGAGATATAGTTATGAAAAAGGGATGTGGATGTCTTGGAATCCTTGTTATTTTATTCTTTTTAATGATAGCTATCGGACAGAATGAAAACAAAAAAGAGACAGAAAAACTTATGAATACCCCTCTGTACGAAAACAAGGAGTATGTTGAGACGATGGCTGGCGATTTAATCAAACAACGCTTACGTGACCCTGATAGTTATGAGTTTGTTGATATGCAAGAGCAAGAAACGTCAAAACAGGGAGAGAAGTTGTTTATTGTTACATATAGAGCAAAAAATGGCTTCGGTGGTTATAATGTGGGACAAGCTATGTTTTCTTGCGATAAAGATAATCTGACTTTTATAACACTTGAAGATAAATAATATGAAACAGATAAAGAAGATATGTATATTTAGTGAACTTCTCTTTTGTATAGCAGCCAACGCTCAACAGAAGATAACAAGCTTATCACCTATACCAGATGCGACCAAACAAACTATCGAGCAATATATCTCTACTCATCCTATTAATGAAATGAATAAAGATACGGTCGTATTGTCTAACATATATAGCCTTATAGGATATAGTTATGTAGATAAATATCTCGGTGAGCTAACAGGTAGCTTTATTGTTGTTGGACAGGATTACCAATATAAAGACTTAAAACTGCAAAGTAACGATAAGCTTCTTTATCTACTTACCGAGAACGGATATGAGCAAACGCCCGTTGATAATAATATCATCAAAGAGAAGATAAGAGCTGATTTCACTCTCAATGATAATAACTCATATTTCTATAGAAATGATACCTTTGTCGTAAGGACTATAAATATTGATGAGAGGAAGTATATTTTTCTACATTGTATTAGTTATCCTCAAAAATATATACTCGACTTTGATTCAGATAAAAAGGAAGTTCCTAAGATAGATAGAAACGAACTGATTAATATAAAATAATGACAGAAGAAGAAAAGAAGAAGGCTTTAGAGAACTTTAATGCTCTCATAGAAGAAGCAAGGAAGAATAACGTCAATATGACGATGGACGAGATTAACGAAGAGATTCGGCTCGCAAGAGCAGAACGAAAGCAAAGAGAAAAAGAAAAGGCAGAGCACAAATAGTGCCCTGCCTTTCTTATAGTAGCTGTATCTCCTATAATTATTTACACCTTGTTGTATTGCGTATCTCCTACTCACGCATAACGTTAAACCTCAATACCGACTACATTATTGTAGATACCCTTTGGCAGTACGCCACCAAAGGCTTTCACGGCGTTACCGATACCTTCTGCAATTATCGTACCCTCATTACTATCATCAATACCCTCAGATACCAAGAACTTCATAGCCTTCTCCTGTACCGCCATAAGTTCTTTAAGCAGACCGACACACCGCTGAGTAGCATCATTATCAACTGTTACCTCTATCATCATATTCTGATTATCCATTTTTGATTTCTCCTATTCAATTAAAAGTTAGACTGATTGTTTTTAGATACAAGCGCAGCTCTCTTCTCGCCGTTGATTTCAGCGATAGCATCTTTCACATTAAAGTCGTTGTTATAGAGAGCAAGAATAAAACGCTTGCCACGTTGATTCCATACAAGGTTTACTTTTGTGCCCGTAGAACCATCACCTTTAATATAATTGTAGGTTCGGGTGCTTGCGAGCTGCCATTCACGGAACTTGCCCTTCAAATGCCAAGAACCTGATTGAAAGTATTGAATACCTGCATTGGAAAGCTGCTGATTTAGTGCTCTTGCGCTGATACCGAGGTCATCAGCAACTTGTGTGGTAGTAAGGCAGTCCGTTGATGAAAGTGTATCATCGTAGTACTTTACCTTTGGTGCGGCAACAGTCAATTCTTTCTGCTGAATGCCGATGGTCTGCGCCTGCTGCTCGGTCTGAGCTTCAAGTGCTCTTGTGTGCTGCTGCTCCTCTATCCAACGCTTTGCACGCTCTATAGGGTCTTCAATCTGATAGCTTGCCAAAGACTGCTTAGACTGCGTCATGGAATAAGAACCCTCCTTGCGAAGAGTAGGTAACACCTCTTCAAATACCCAATCTTGGAACTTGCGAGCAGAAGGCTTGCGAGATTGGAAAATTACACGATAAAGGTCTGGTTCGGTAACAAAGAACATTTCCTGCTCTTGCATCTTTCCTGTTGCAGCACCATGAGATATAACTTCCGTTGCTACCTTAATTGAACTAATGTGGCAAGATTGAAGTCTATTTACTACCGCTCCAACTTGCAACCCCAAGGAATCACAAACATCCTTCAAACAGAACAAAGGTTCATCCTTCTCATTCCGTGAGGTTCTAAGCTCTCCAAACATAGGAGAATTAAAAATTTCTACGTTCTTCATTTTGCTTACTTTTTTGAACGTTAAACTGTACAGACACATAAAGGGCGTACTGTTACCCTTTGTTCAATTCCAGTAAGCTAAAGGAACGCACACACCATTACAATGTATGCAAGGGACAATACGCCTATATCGTATTTCTTTAGAGAAGTCAGAGCATAAAAAATGCCCTTCCATATACTGAAAGAGCTTCTCAATCTCAATCAGCTTACTTTTATTGAACGCCGCAAAATTAAAAAGAAATCTGCGAACTACCAACTTTTTCTCCAACTATTTTTGGTTTTAATAGAAATAAATCGGAATTAATAGTATTTAATAGCTTTCTTGCTAAGAATCAGCAACTTATTTCTTTACCTTGATAAATTTATTATACTTATAGAAGGGAGCAGCAGCCGAGACCACCGCCCCCAAAGAGATACAACATATATATTAAGATAAAATGAGAATCCGTCTATTCTTTAAGATACCTTAAAAGGCGCATACGCAAAAATCCCTTTCTCCCAAAATTGCATATCTTTAATACATTCTTCAACAGTAATTTGGGATAATTTCATTCCTCTGTACCTAGCACGAATACGTGCATGGTGTATCAGATTACGCATATCTTCTCTATTCATACCTATAACTAATTACCAAATTGTTTGTTGTTGCTTCCGTTCTTTAACCCGTTTCTTAGCAATATCAAAGAATTTTTTATTCTTCTCAAAGCAAATGAAATGTCTGTTAGTATTAATGCACGCTATCGCAAGCGTACCAGAGCCACAGAACGCATCCAAGACCACATCACCCTCATTACTGCTCAGTTCAACGAACTCTTGCATAATTGAGACAGGTTTTTCTGTTGGATGATTCTTACTTTTCCCGTTAATCGGTTTTTCTTTCTTTACCCGATTATAATACAAGTTATTATTTAACCGATTAAGAGCAGTACCGTAATCATACACTCTTACTATGTACTCCAGGTTCTGCGAAAAACGATTTTTGTTAATGATAGATAACGGCTTCTCCCAGACGAGTATTGTAAACATCAGGCTATTCTTATTTGCCCAGTTACAATAATACGGTACCTGTTCTTCCGAACAGAACATATAAGCATTCATTATCTTCATTTTCGGCTTTAATGCATCAAGGAACTTATCTATTTCTTCTTCGCCGAAACAACTCATCCCTCCCATCATATCACCACCATATTTATAAAGCTCCGATTTTCCAAAGGAACTTTTCTGATTCCATTCACTCCCATCATACGTAGGACTAAGTGGCGATTTATTGTGGAGATATGGGGCATCCGTAACACATAAATCTATGCTTTTATCAGGAATATCACGCATAAGGTTAATGCAATCTCCGAAGTAAATATTATCTAACTCCATACCCTACGCTCCTTTCTTGAATTTCTTAGTGCCGTCTTTAGGCTCGCAGAATCCATCCTCCTCTCTCAAATTATAGAGAGCTTGCGTTTCCTCAGGCATGCTATAGAAAGCCGAGAAACGAGCCTTCTTTGCATTGATAGGGTCATAGAGAGTTCTTGTTATATCAGACCATACGGCGACAACCTTCTTATCTTTAACGATATTGTCACGGAATTTCTCTGCTTCATCGTGCATGATGTCGTACAGACAATTATCCGCTTGCGTAAATGCCATTTTAGCCCGATAATTTTCGTAGCTTGGAGCAATATCAACTCCATACTCCCTTTCGGTAATCTCCATAACGTGTATATGGGTATCATTAATCTGCTGTACGAGGTTCTGAATCATAATGACATACGAGCAGAGATAAGGGTTATATTTGCATTTCAGATTGCGAAGCTTATCTTCAATCATCTTTCGTAACTTCTCAACCTTATCCTTAATCAAATCCCACAGAAAAGTAGAATACTCATTATAGTAGTCTTCATCCATATTTCGCTCATACAACTTCATCGTATCACGAATAGATGTTTGGCATTCAGTAAAGTGCTTTTTAAGATTGAACTTAAACACCTTCTTCTTATCAAAGACCTCCTTAGAAATTAGAAGGAAGTTGTCTGCCAAGATAAACTCCATATAGCAACTCTGACAGAGAGTAGAATAAGCGTAATCAAGGGCTTTCTGAACCTGCTCATTATCAATGCCACTCGGTAGATAGACAATGGCTTTCCAACCCATAACGTCCGTTTCTACATATCTTCCCGTATCAATCTTACAATCATTATGATTGCCTAATAAAATAGTTGCTTCCATACTTTACTTCTCCTTATTATTATTACCTTGCACAAGACATCCGAAAGTAACCCCAACAGATATGATAATCAATACAAATAGAACCAAATTCATACCTTATCCCTCCTTTTCTTTTAAGAACCGCACAAGGCAGTTATAATTCTGACTAAGGCTATTGAGAATCTTAATTTGCTCATTAAATGACAAATGCTCGAATAGCACAACTTTATCATCCTTATCCTTTATGGTCATACCACAAAGGTTGCCACCGATTTCAAGTATAACTTTTAGACTAATATCTTTTTTATCCATAACAAAGCTATTTTTTTAATTTACGATAATGATAATATTTTTTGTGTTCATAGCGCACGGCAGAGTACTTTTGAAGATTTTCCTCATACTCCTCACGAGGATAAGAGAATGCGCCTTCAGAAAGAGCTATACGCTCAAAATCGGCATACTTCTTGTTATATCCAAGAAGCTCAACCAAATCCTTCGGATAACACCACGCAACCTGTAATTTTTGCGGCTCGTCTTTTTCTGGCGAAAACTTTATTGAACCTATATCTTGGTAACGTTTTGCATCAGGCATTCTCATATCCTCAATATAAGGTTGTAATTCACCACTTCTTACGTCTCTAAAAAAGACAAAGATAGCATTACTACCACAAGGCTCAGTAACAGGGTGGAGTATCTTATCAATACGTTCTTTCTGTTCTTTCTGACTTTGTTTATAGCCTTTCTTGTACCCTCGAATAAAAGCCTCCGAACATACTTCAAGCAAACCATCTGGGCAAACACGATGATTGCATTGCCTACAATGACGTTCATTGCCGTTAGCTATTTTAGCTTTATCTTCTAAGCTTAATCTCTTTCCCATTTTATTACAGATTAATTATTGATATTCCGTTATACAATAGCACCCAACCCGTTATGAGTAAGATTAATAAGAATATAGTAATCAAGATTTTTTCTTGTATGGTTACCACACCTTCTAATTTTCCATTCATTGCGCCAACAGCAACAACGCTGCTCAATGCGATGACGGATGCGCCTATGATGATTAAAATCGCTCCTATTCCCATTTTTTCACCTCCCATATTTCTGTGATTTCCATCTGCTCACGATATTCCTTTACAGCATTGGTAAAATAAGGAGAGATATTCAAATCCTTAACAAAAGAGGTGATGGTTTCCGTCTGATGATAGTTATCACCTTGTACCCATCCATCATCCTCTTTAACGAAGCAGAAAACAGCAAAACAAGATTTCTGTTCACCCGTTTCATTATCTAGTATCTGTTGCCTTCTCGCACAGAACTTCATTGTTCGTTCGTTATTGAATAGCTCGTAGCCATCACCCGTGCGTTGTGCAAAGGGCACTTCGCCCTTTGCTTCTATGATAAACTTCTTTTCTTTAACCTCTTCCATAATCATTATGTGTTAGATACAACTGAATAACGTTCATCTTTGCCGTAAACAACATCTATATTCAAAAGACTATTGAGCCTAAAGCCCATTGCCCAACCAGACCAAAGATACCTTAATTTCTCGGCAACTTTTATGGCTGTATCAGCATACTTCTTTGCATTACCCTTAAAAGGCTTTGAGCCATAATAAGAATAACCATTATCAAAGACCATTTTGAATACCTGTCCCTTTGGTAATTCATACTTACAGAAGTCATCATAGGTAAGGATATTTCCATCAAACTCAAAGCAAACCTTTTTATAATCAAGGAAGGAAATAAACCCTTTATCATTGATAGTAAGATTACTTCGTTTAAGAGTATCTAACACATCTTTCTCCTCTTCTTTATTGAGAATGCGATAATTAGTAAAGATAATCTTACATCTCGCTTTTTGTGGTACGTTATCAACGATTGCAATAAGCGAAATAAAGCAGCTAAAAGAGCCAGATTTCGCTATGTCTTGCTCCCTTAAAAAACGTTCACCATCGCACTTATTGAGGTACACGATAGCTAAAGGGAACTCTTTTCCGAATGCTACATTTAAATTCTTAAATTCTATAAACATAAGCTTAATCAATAAAATCGTTAAACGTAAGAACCTCAGATGCACCCTCACGGAAAGGTTTCTTATCGCAAGCGTAACCCATCCAAGAGCCGTAGTCATATACCTTATACATGTGATAACCAGCCTTCATCAATACCTTAAAGGCAGCTTTCATTTCACATCCATGTATTTTAACCATATCCTTATCATTGGCGTGTCCACTAAAACGTGGATTGCTCAAACTAATACGTCTTGTAGCAGGTCGGCTACCATTATTTGCACCTGAGAAAGGATGAAAAATATCCCAACAACTATTAGATAAGAAGGCATTACAGATTGCCTGTACGACTTCCTCTCTAACTTCGGTTGGTTGAACATAATCGTTTTGTGGTATATTTACCTTGATTTCCATAATTGTATCTCCTATTTTTTTTATGGGCAGTTATTACGCTGCCCGATTAATAACTAAAGTCCTTCTTTCATTAATTCAATGCCATGCTTCACACCTTCAAGGTAACGAACTGCCTCGCTAGCATTTCCTATATTTTTAATAGGATTCTCACCTACGAGGATGAGCCACCCGTCTGAGTGTAACTCAGCTGTGACTATTACCTTACCATAAGCAGCATTAATCTGCTTCACAAGATTCTCAACACCTTTTGTACTAACTGCTACTGCCATAATTGTATCTCCTATATTTAAACGTTAATTATTTCTTCTTCATACATTCCTTCACAGCGTATTGGCTTTTAAGAAGGCATTGTGTTACATTCAACCCTTTCAGAGGAATAAAATACTCTACGATAGCATTCCAACGTCCTCTGAACGTACCAGAACCCTTTGCGTTGGCAATAAAAGAATCAACATCTGATTCACTAACCAAAGCACCTGAGTACTTAGTGATAACCTCGCCTGTGTATTTATTAATAATTGTAATCATTGTCGTATCTCCTTCATTGAGTTATTGCTCTCTTGCCCAACGCTCGAAAGCTATAACATAATCTCTCTTTATGAATAAAGCATCACCCGAACCATTACCCCAATAATTAGAGATATGAGAAAGAAAATTACCTGTACCATTATTCGGGCAGAGTTTGCTATATATAGAACGGAACATTGCTGATATTTGGCGACCATTGAAATGCCCTGCTTCCTTTGCTAAATTAACAACATATCCATAACAATTAGACACAATAATAATACCTTTTTCGTTTACAAATTCACTATCACATGTACCCCAACAGCCATTAATAATAGTATCTTTCAGAAGTTGCTTCTGCTTATCTGAGAGCTTATCTAAAAGCTCATTTACGTTTATTGTCTCCATTGTCGTATCTCCTATTTTTCAATTTCTATAAACTCAATTTTACCATTCTTTTTAATATGTGCGTGCCACTTATTGGTTCTTACCTTACCATCCCAAAATGAAAGAGTAGGAAGTACCATACATTCACCACACTCTACAAGTCTTTCGTAATAACTTATAACCTCATCCCAACTATCGAAAGTATGGGCAAGTGCTGTAAATCTGAATCGAGCAATTTTCTTTGTTTCCATTGTTGTATCTTTTAATTGTTAAACCTATTTATTAATTATTTACACCGCAAAATTAATAATTTCTTTTGAAACCAACAAATCTTTTCGGTGTTTCTATTAGTATTTTAATAGTTATTAATACAAAACTAAGAAAATCGGATATTTTTACACAGAAAACTTATCTTTTAACCATTTTTCGATGGTTAAGATAAACTCATCCAATGAGCGGCAAATGCTGTACTGAAAGCCTAATCGCTCAACGTCAGACTGAAATTTGGCTTGCAAATCAGATTGATACCCGTCCTTAGTTTTAACTTCAATAAATAGGACATTTTCTCTTGCTATAATAATAAGGTCGGAGAAGCCAGCCAAAACGCCCTCGCCTTTCATAATCTTCGCTTCAAGCGCACTTCGTTGTCCTCCGTTAGGGATGGCGGCAATGATATAGCGAGGGTATTGCAAGCGAAACCACTTCACCATCTGAATCTGAATCTGCGATTCAATGTGCCGTGGTTTGCTTCTGCCTTTCTTCTGGCGCTCCTTCTTTAAAAACTCATCGTACTTCATTATTACACAACCTTGTCCAAAATCTTTTTAAGATAGAACTCTATCATATTTTCATAATACTTCCTATTTGAAAGATAGTCACCGCAGCTAATCTTCTTCTTGCATAAATTAACATCATTCTGCGCTAAGAGGTATCTATAATAAAAGAGTGACTTAAAATCCATAAATCTATTCAGTTTTAAAGTCTTATCCTCATAAGCCTCTTCGAGCTGCTTATTAGTTTCTTTCAGCTCTTCATTCTTCTTAATAAGACGGGAAATCTCTTTCTGTAAGTGATAGGTAAATATCCACATAGCGATAAACGGCAAGAATAATATCGCCACAGACCAACCATCTTTGACCGCACTACTGATACAGCATCCTAACAAAAAGAATGCACATAGCAGCTCAGTATGAGAACCGCACCAAGATAAAATCTTCTTCATATTGATATATTATTTATCAGTTTCTAATTTTGAGACTTGACCATTGAAGTATTTACGCACACCTTCGTAAATCTTCAATTGGCGAGAAAGTTCTTTATTCTTTTGGAGAAGCTCATCACGTTCAGCAACGACCTTCTCGTAATCATTGTGTTTGTTCTTTAATTTATTAAGCAACTCACCTTGCTCTTTAACCTTTTTCTGAAGACGAATTAGCTTGCTTTGCATCTTCGAGTAGTTTTCTAACACTCTAAGCACTACTCTTTCGTAAGGTACATCATTATTATACTTAGTTTCTTCCATATTACAAATGTTTTTTAACTTTATCATATATACTAAGAAAAAATAAAATCAAGGCAAAGAAACCTCACCTCTTCTATATTTCTCCCAAAATTCTTTATCGTACTTAAACCCTTTCTTAAACTTATGTCCGAATTTATTCCCTTTCTTAAACCTAAACTTCTTAGAGCTTGATTTGGATATAATGGTAGCAATCTTCATGGAAGATAATCTATACTCATGTAACCATACGGCATCTTTTCTTAACCCAAGAGACATAGCCTTATTCTTAACTGTTCTGATATTACAACAGAAGATTTTAGCAATTTCTTTATTTGTACGAAAGGGAAATAATCTAATAAATCTCTGTTCCTCCTCCTCGCTCCAGTAGCGGAAACGCCCTAAATAACGGATTTCACCATACTTAGCGATAAATCGTGGTGATGCAGGTTTAACTCCATTTCCTTTTAGTCGCCGCCGTACTGTTTCATAAGGTATGCCTACCTTTTTACTAATTTCGGGTATGGTAAGCCCCTGTGCGTACAGAGCTAATAATCCATCATCTATAGAATGAGGATATTTTAGTACACAACACCCTTTATTACCTACTCCCATGCCAATGTTTTTAATTGTTCGATACTCTGATAAGAGATTTTGCATTTCTTATTCTCGTAGCAACCATCTTTAGCAAGAGCATTCCATAGAGCATTAAGACAGATACCAATCTTCTCTTTATCGTACTTTAAATAAATCTCTGGGCAAGTAAGGAAAGGTTCAGGCTTTTTGTCTTTTAACTGAACCACAACAACCCTTTTTGCTCTTGTTGGTCTATCATTCAATCCTATCATGTATTCACCTCACTTTCTATCTGCTTCTGCGATTCACGGATAAGTAAGTCAAGCACCTTGCTAATAATGTTAGGGTTCTTTACTACATAAGTTCCCACATTGGTTACGAGGTCTACTTTTACCACCATTCCGTTATTTCGCAGCAATTTATATTGAGTATTCAACTCTTTAATTTTATCCAACTCATCCATATAAAAATACTATTTACCATTATACGCAAGCATATACAGCCTACGATACTCTTTATGAGCATTGTACCAAGCTTTGGCTCTTTCGATGCAAGCTTCACGATGCTTTTGATAGTAGGTCTTGCCGTATTTACTTCTGCGCATTTTACGTTCAACTTCTGTCATAGTTTACTTGATAGAGCGGAAGGAGATACTATAGAATAGACCTCCATCCGCAATTATATATTTCACAGCTTAAAAATCAAAAGAACGGCAAGCGGAGAGCCCTTCGGAATGATAAGGTAGCGAGAGCGTGAACCGAAGTTCGTCTGCTCTTGTATCATTGTTTCATCATTGATGGAGAGTACAAGTCTTACCATCTCCTTCTCCCCTACATGCGTAGAAATCACATCGGAGTGCTGTAGGCGATAATCTGACTCCGTAGGCAAACCATGAAGAGCGTTAAATGTAATTGGAACAATCAATCCACGATAACCCTCTTTAAGAGTAATGCCCGATACCACCTCCATTCGCCCCTTACGAGTTTCAATATCATTTGGAGCATAGATAACAAATGAATTACTATCATTATCAATAGGGGAAGGAACTCCATCCTCTACTTCAAAAGGGAGCTCATCCTCTTCCTCAAACTCCTCAACTTGCTCCTCACTTTGCTGCTGAGCCGTATTTTCTTGGCTCTGCTGAGCGTTCTCATTCTCCATAGGCATATTATTGCCATCCAAAATTAAATGCTGTTCTACACCATTTTTCTTAGGTCTTGCCATAATTTACTCCTCCTTCTTTTCTTCGTTAGACTTCTGTCCCTTCTCCTCCTTTGTCTTATGCTCGAATACATCGTACACGTTGGTTTTGCTGAGACCGATGATTTCATAGTCTATCATGGTCTTCCCCATCACCTCATCAATGTTACTTATTGCTCGGTGCATAGACTTTGCTTGCACGAGGTAAGTCACGTTGCTACGCTTCTCTTTGTTGGTCTTATCATCATAGGAAATGAATTGCAATTTTGCCTTATACCAGCAATCATCATCATCCTTATCCGAAAAGAATACCTCTCTGTATGAAGCCTCTTGCATTGATTTAACCTTAAACTCGCCGCTAATATAAGCAGCCATTTCCTCTGTGATTGCGCTCTCACCTTCCGTGAAGGATAAGGCATCAATCGCATACTTTTCGGTCACAGATTTCTCTGAACCATCTTCTTGGGTCTTTTGGTAGCGGATTCCTACCTCAAACCAATTACTCGTTCTACTTCTCATATTTCTAATAATCTAAAACTAATCTAAAACCATTATTTAAGAGAGTCTGTGCTCAGAAAGGTAAGTCATTCAAATCCTGTGTTTGAGCAAAAGGTGCAGCACAAGAAGAAGCCGCATTCTGACTTTCAAAAATTACAGGCTTTAAACCACCAAGGATAGGCATCGCCTTTTTCTCCTCATCTGTCATTTTCTCACGAACCTCTTTAGGTAACGACTGTTTAATCATGTGAGTCTCGTCATACTTAGGGTTCTTTAATTCCCAAGCAGTAAGGTCGAGATAAGCAGCCTTTGGTTGATTATTATCATCTGTTGTAACGAAGATACTATTATCTTCGATAGGAATAACCACACACCGAAGCACCTCGGTTCGACCTTGGATTTGCATTACGCCAGCTCTTTTGAGCTTCAGCAAATTTAATTTTCCGTTAAAATCTGTCATATTATATATATTAAAAAAACATAGCCCCAAGAGAGGGAATCGAACCCTCGCCAACCTCCGCTTATTAAGAGCTGCTTATTACGGAGTATCTTCGCATATACTTTAAAAGCATGGAAAATAATACATACATCTATTCTAACTAAAAGAAGTCAGAACCACTATTCTACAGCTCACGCACCCCGTGCGATTGGTTTTTCTCGGGATATAAATGCCCTACCGCCGTAGGGCAAAAAGATAAAATTTTCAAAAATAACGTCTTAAAACTTACCTCACGGCAAGATTTATCTGAATAAAATAATTCTTCTAAGAGAAAGAGCCGACACCTCACGGCGGCTTTATGGCTCTTCAAAATCGACTTTCTTATGACTTCAATATTCAATCTTATGTAGTTATATCTTAAATCAACTTATTCTGAATGAAGCTACTCATTGCTATTTGTATTTCCATTCGAATCCATAGGCAATTTTGTGCCTACCATTCAACACGTTACCAATATTTGTTATATTGGTTTTACCGAAATATAAAGTAGCAGCCGTAATACTATCGAACTCAGCAATAACATTTTTTGTAATCGGGTCAATTTGTAGTATAGCTTTTTTATATCTTCCAGCCGCATAAGGCTTTATATTAAGACCCGTACGCAACGCATGCTTTTGATTTTCAGAATGAGAGCACCATTCCAAATTATCGACTTTATTATTCAGTTTATCTCCGTCTTTATGATTCACATCTGAAAGATGATTTGGGTTTGGTAAAAATGTCATTGCAATCAGTCGGTGAACCTTGGCAAACCAATGATGATTATTGTCTTTACATAAGCAAAGATACAGATAACCACGATTATTTGTATTTGGGGAAATTATTTTCCCTTTGTATTTTTTTGGCGAAAGAAAGCCATGACTATTTTGTTTCATAAGAACCCTATCTACAGAACGAACTCTTCCAAAAGTCGATGCCTGATAAAATCCTTCCCATTCAGGTATATCTTTCCAAATCTCTTCCATATTTTTAATCCTTTCTTTAAAGAGAGGGCTTTCGCCCTACTCTTATATTAAATTCTGATTAATGAAACTAACCATTGCCATATTCTGTGAAAGAATCATTGGCTGGTCTAATAAGTGCGGTTTATACATATCCGTAGCGGCATTGTAAAAATCCCACACTGTCACCTTATTTTGCTCGTGATAGGTAAGCATCATCTTCTCGGTAAGACGACCTATCTGAGCTTGATTCAGAGGTATAGTTTGCAAGTTACGTATTTCTTTATATTTAGTCTCAGATGAAACACGTAGAGCAGTAAGCATACCTATTATAGTAAACATTTCCTGCGCACTAATCTCTCTTGCCTTCATTGCTTCGATTTTTTCATCATCGGAAGCAACAATACCTCGAAGGTTCTGTAGCCACTCATCAGCCTTTAAGAGCAACTCTTCAAGTGTATATGACTTTCGGTTGCTATTTGTATCTGAATAGGTAGCCGCATACTGCTCTGGTGAAAGCATACATGTATTATGACAGATAACACAATTACGTCCAATTCCGAGCTGTATTCCTCTTTGATGGAATGATACCGCCATATTGGTTGTGACCTCATTCTTGCCTTCCCCTTTATCGAAATCTCTGAGACGGATATTACAGTAAACTCTTCGTAAAATATGAGCCTCTACCGCTCTATCGCCGAATTGAGCTTCTTTCTGTGGCAAGATGCTTACACCAGGATTTTTCTTATCCTTGTTGTTTGAAGCAAATAAATCATAAATCTCTGGCTCATAACCATAGCTCTTACACATATCCATTACACGATGTATCAGTTCGTGATGATAGATACCTTTGAGAGGTTTGCCGTAAGCATCGTTCTCACGTTCAGTTCTTTCAAGCTGCTCCAAGGTAAGTATCTGACACTTACTTACGTCAAAATCCAAAAACTGACGTTCGTCTGCGCTCTTTAACTCTGGCTGCTTTGCAACCGCTACTTCATTTACTCTTGGCTGTGCCATCAAATTCATTGCCATTGTGTTCATTGTTGTATCTCCTATTTTTTAATACATTAAACAAAATAATTATTACTATATATACTATTAATCTTCAATATCATTGAGAACCTCCATGTGTTGCGTTTCTCCTACCAACTCAACATTCTGCGAAAGGTTCTTTGTGCTAAGAAATACCCATTTAGGTATGATGCAAAGATTATAGTTGCTATCTAAAGCATCATCCTTGATAATTAGTTTAGACTTAGGCACGAATACCTTAGTCTTACCTTCTTTGCCTTCAAAGAGAAAAATCTGAGCATTCTTTGATTGCTCCATCATTTCATCCTTGCGACAACGGAACTTAACTAATGTTGTTACTATCTCCATATTACCTCCTTTTTTAGTAAGCGAGCCAGATAACAGCATACGCTAAGATAATTCCACTAGCGGCGAGCATTGCTGCTTGTACCGCATCTTTTACATCTTCGGTTCTCCAATTACATGGATTCATCATGTCTTTTTCTTTTTTCATTTTTCGTATCTCCTATTTTTAATTTATTAATAATTTCCACATTAATTATATGTATCAAAAGCTATTTTATTAACTTTGATACCGCAAAATTAATAACTTTATCTTAGACTACCAAATTTTCTAATAGCTATTTTTAGTTTATTAATACTAACTATTAGTTTTTTAATAGATTTTAAGCGAATATCTCAGATTTTCTTTATAATTTTGCGGCATAAAAAGGAAAGTGCTATTTTCCAAGCAAAGAAAAGAATCATATATGCCCAATCAACACAAGTGAAAGGGTTCGATATACAAACCAAGCAGAATGATAGATAGCACCTTTCATCTGTTTGGTTTTTACATTAATATATATAATGATGAAAAGAATAAGAATAGGAATACAGGAAGCTAAGTTTGCTCTGAGCGATAAGAATCGCTTGGATGCCTTCTGTTTACTTCTTAAAATAAAGCTCTTATTCCGCTCATCAGACCTTAATCTTGTGTCATACAATCATTGCGCCAAGCTTTTGCATATTGACAATAATAAATTAAAGAGACTACTTGAATATGGTTGCAAGATAGGGTATTTCCGTTTTGAAGAGAAAAATGGAAAGAAGAGATTCATTGCACGTAGCATACATTCAAATAATGGATATAGTTATAAGCTTCGCAAGGATGATTTAACGAAGATGACATTTCCAGCCCTCAAAAACCTTTTGAGAAGAATTGTCATGGAGAACCAAGTTAGAATGCAAGAAGACGTAATCAATACGCACAATAAGGGGACGAATGGGAGAAATGCGAAGACTATTCGCAAGGCTCTCAAACGTGAAAGTCGTATGTTGAGGAAGAAGTTCAGTGATAACAAAGGTTTATCTTATGACAGAATCAAGGATGTTATCTATGGTACGATGTACCAAGCGTTCAAAGTTACAAATCAGCTTGTAAACAAGGGTATCATCAATAAGCGCACAAGAATCAAGGAAGTAAGGTGCGATGCAAAGGTATGTACCAATAATATGGCTATTACGGATTTTGAAGGTTCTATAATAGTGATAAGCGCAAAAAATAGAAGTGCATTTTCCATTGAATCGAATATTTATCGTATGCAGATGGACGATGCTATATCAATATCTCGTCATGGTATGAAAAGAAAGGAGGCAAAAATGTAGTTTATGTAAAATCAAAAATAATAAAATAAGGGATGAGGGCTTTAATAAAATTTATTCCCTTATAGGGGCGACAGCCCCAAGAAAGAATTAACTAACGGGCGCACATATGCCCCCACCCGATTATATAATAACACAGGAGATACAAAATGGAGAAAAAGAAAAATTGGCTCGATACTTACCTCACGCCAGCAAAAGAACTTGTTGGATATGAGTGCTACGTAAGTTGTGATTATGAAGATAAGTTCGCAACAGGAAAATTTTCAGTTATCATTATAAGGAACGGAGAAGTTGTAGCAAATGAAATGAATCACATCTATTGCGCTTCAAAGGCGGTCGTTATCGTAGAAGCAACGCTGTTTATGATGCAAAAATGCGAAGATGCCGATATTATCACAATACATTCTGAATATTTTAAGAATTACTTTGCCTTTTTTCACGAGGCGAGAAAGGCTAACGCACAAACAAAGAAAAACTATCTGAGCTTATACAAAAGCTTTAGAAAGGATGCGGAAGTAATCTTTGACCTCACTACTTGGTGTAAAAGAAATAAATACGATGATGAGGTTGAGAAAATGTTAAGCGATAACTAAACTATAGGAGATATGCAAGATGAAAAATGAAACGAAATTAAAGAAGCTGATGTCTTTCTTAGATGAGAACGGCATTAAGTACACTACACCTCGAAAGAGAAAAGAGGGAAGTGCTCACCTCTTCATCGGTCAGTACATGATTGCTGTAAAGATAGAGGGTAAAGATGATACATTGTTCTTCAATAAGCATAAGAGAGGAAAGCATCCTTTCTTTATCAGAACTTCGGAAACCCCGAAGTTCATTATTGAAAAGATGCAGAATCTGATTACAAGAATGATGTTAATACAACAAAAACATTTCATGGAACAAAAAAAATAATTATATGGAAAAACTTAATTTTAAGCTAGAGTTCGCCGATAATGGGGTTATTGTCACAGATAATAGCTCTGGCTCTGTAAACGTCTATCAAGAAAAAGAAGACGGCAGTTATCACGAATATACGAAGAGAGCTATCAGCGAATCCGTAGATGACATCATTGCTCATCTTTTGCTTGATGGCACGGAAAACTTGAAGCAGAAGTCGATTTATAAAATCAAAATTGAGATAAGATAATATGTTATACCAAAAGAAAGAAAAGAAGCCGAATACGGCAATTAAGTATGAGGTACGTGAGTTTATTCACGGCGGTATTGAATATGCAACAGATTGCCCTTTCGGTGAATGTGGTCGATATACGCACGCTCTAAATAAAGTCGGTGCTATTGAATGCAATCTTTGTAGGTATCAGAAGAAAAATAATACAGAAGCAAGGGTTGTAAGATGTATGCATCCGTAATTACAGGAATTAGCAGTTGATAAACTTTTTAAAAAGTAAGAATTATGATAGAATCAATGAAGATACGTGAAGGGTTGGTATTTACCTTACCAATAGAGCCTAGTATGGTAGTCCATGTAAATGATAGACTAGAAGTTTACGTTTATAACATCGGAGAAGAAAGATTTTCGCTAGCCAATATTTGCCCTCTCAGATTGAAAGTTATCAAGGTAGGTAGATGTATTGTAGAATGCAATATTATACCAGACGAATACAATCTTGTATATAGAAAGAATATTCCAATTCAGTTTGAAGAGATTGCAAAAAATGGTACTATTGTCACAGAGGAAAAGGAAGAAATGGTTAATCACCCTAACCATTACGCTTGGCTAAAGGAACTCTGCGGCATAGAGCCGATTGATATTTGCCGACACCTTGATTTTAACTGCGGCTCGGCAGTAAAGTATCTTTTACGCAAGGGAAAGAAGGAAATGAACCTTTCAGAGCGAGAACAGAGAGTGCAGGATTTGAGCAAAGCTATCTTCTATCTACAGGATGAGATTGATATGATAAAGAAGAGCAAATGAAATACTCAAAGGCTTTAATCAGACAAATTCGCTGCGACCTACTTTCACATACAACCGATGCGGAGAAGGCTGCGGCGAAAATCTGCACTCTGTTAGGATATAAGGTGATACCACAGCAGCCGATAGTCACGGGCAGAAAGCTATACTTCGCTGATATATATCTGCCCGAGATAAAAACGATTATTGAGCTCGATGGTGGTTATCATTTTACTAAAGACCAAAAGCGCAAGGATGGTAACCGCTCTTCGGGTATATGGCGGCTTGGGTATCATGTGGTAAGATTGAGTAATCACGATGCTAGGAATCCGAAGAAGGTTAAGGCAAAGATAGATTTGATACAACGCAAGGCAAAGTAACCAAGAATATTGGCTATCTTGCCTTTTATTTTTGTTTCTTAATAACTATACATAAACTAAAAGAAAGCCGCTTAGACCGCAAGAAAATCGTCAAAAATAGCATTTGTTTACACAGCTTTTATTATTTATTATTATTTTACTAATAGAAATAGTAATTTTGCAATCAGAAATTATTTATTTATTAACGTTTAAAACAGAATTACTATGACAATAAAAGAAAAAGTGCTTGCTTCTGCCAAAACATCATTTGCAAAGTATGGTTTGAAGAAGGATGAACTTTCAAAGCTGGTTGACCTGATTGTTGCAAGTCGTGGTCTAACAGATGAGTCAAAGGACGAGGATGTAACGAGTGCTATCTCGGCAGTTGAACCTTATGTTGGTATGATGCAATCATCATTCAATCGTGCGGTCAGTGAAACAACGAAGAAATTCGATGGATGGATTGACCCTAACGACCCTAACCATAAGCCTACTCCACCAGTTCCTCCTACCCCTCCAGTACCTCCAACAGGGCTTACGCAAGAGCAGGTTCAGCAGATGATTGCCGAGGCTACCAAAAGTACCCAGAAAGCAGTTAGCGAAGCTGTAGCCGCCGCCATTGCCCCATACAAGGAAAAGGAAGAAAGAGCACGTCTTGATGACCTTTTCGGTAAGAGCGAAAAATTGAAGGACGTTCCGCAGCAGTTCCGTTCACGTTATCAGCTCGACAAGGAAGAGAATCTTGAAACTCTCGCACAGCAATGTGCCGATGATTGGACAGCATTGAAGCAGTCACTTGTAGCAAACGGCAATTTTGTTGAAGCACCCAAGGCAACCTCTCCCGAAGACGAGCAGAATGATTTCATTACAAAAATGCAAGGCTTCGCGGAGCGTAATGCTCCAAAGGAGTAAGGCATTATCAATGAATTATGTTAAACTCTTTAAAAGAAGAAAATTATGTCAAACAGAGGCTATTTTTTGCATAGAACCAAGCCAGAGGATATCAAGGAAGCACTTTGGCTTGAAGAGCAGTGCCTTCGCCGACAAGGTGGTTATGACCTCGACCGCACCAACCTTCCAGCTACTTTAAAGTTTGTAGCGAAGGGTACAGTTCTCAGACTTGTAACTGGTGGTAAGGCACAGGTTGTAAAGACTGCAAAGGTCACAGAAAAAGCAGCCAAGGCTGCTACAACCTTAAAGATTGCTAGTGGTTCTTTATTCCAGGTTAATGATAAGATTGCTGGTGCGACCATTTCGGCAATTACTTCTTCCGATGGTGTAGATACATTAACTGTATCAGAACTCGCTAACGAAGTTGCCGCAAATGCGATTGTATCGGATTACGATAAGACCAAGGACGTACTTCTTGGCTTCTCATATGATACTCTCGATGTAAGAGACCAAGAGTCTTCTATCGCAGCTACTCCTACCTTACAGGTAATGGAGGTAGAGGAAGATTCACTCCCTTATCCTATCAATGATGAGATTAAGGAAGGTATCAGAGCAAATGGTATCGCTTTGTTTAAGATTCAGTAACCTTTAAAAGTGGAGATTATAGATTATGAATAGTATTTTGAAGAATCTGCAAGACCCAAAGTCTTTTCAGACCTACATTGACGAATACATGAAGACTTCCACCTACAAGGCTGAGTGGAAGAACGAGTTGAAGCCTGTTGAGTATTGTGCTGCAAAGGTATATCAGGCAAATATGGCTACCTATGCTGCTGCTATGGTTGGTTCTGTTGTCGCTAAGAACGCAGAGCGTCCATTGCATACTATGCCTGATTGGGGTCAGCTTACTGGCTCTATCGGTCGTATCGCCGATGAGTGGGAGCTTGATAACGATTACCTCGAACAGATGCACCTCTTGGAGGGTAAGTTTAATGATATGTCGGGACGTGGCGGTTATACACAGTCACAGCTCAATGCTAAGTACGATGAACTTATCAAGTACTCATTCAAACCTTTTGAGTTGGCGGTTATCTCTCCTCATAAGCGTATTGATATGTTGTACTTCGAGGGATTGTTCAAGGGTACTCAGACTGTATCACGTACCAATAACTCTAAGGCTAACGTATCTTATACCTTTAATTTGGGTGTTAAGCAGCTTTCTGCTACCACAAATTGGGGAATGGAGAACGCAACTCCTATTGAGGATATTAAGAAGTTGAAGGACGAGGCTCGCAAGAAGGGTCGTAAGATTCTGCGTCTTCGTATGTCTGAGAACACATTCTTCGCAATGTGTAAAGCAAAGGAGATTAAGGACACCTTCCGCTTGAACCTCGGTCAGATTACCATCAATCCTACTGCACCGATGATTAGCGTTGACCAGATGAATATCTATCTGCGCTCTATCCTCTTACCAACAATTCAGATTGATGAGGATAAGTTTGTTGAGCTGCCTGACAAGACAGTCTTTAACCTTATCCCAGATAACCGAGTTGTTGCGATGTGTGCCGATAAGGTGGCTGTGCCTAAGTGCGCAGAGTGCTTGGAGGCTATCGACCCAGTTGATGGCGTTTCTTACTCTACATACGATAACAACCTTATCGGTTATTGGAGAGATAAGAAGGGTTATCACCTTACCAACGAAATGTGGATGCAACCAGTATTCGATGGTATCGAAGACTTCTTTATCTTGAAGGTTGGTGCTTAATGCACTGACCCTCAGTTATGTATATATTGATTTAATAAGTGAAACTTCATAAGATAACAAGATTAGCATGACAATTTCAGAAGCCATAGCAAGCGAGATTCAGCCTTTCTCTACCTCTGATGAGACTTTGGAGAAGATGTTTATTGATGCTACTGATAAGTTTAGCATCACGGCATCCGTGGCTGATGAATACTCTGTAGCGGTAAAGAAACCCGTAGCCTATGCGGCTATGCGTATCCTCTACAAGATGAATCCATTATCAAGTGAGAATGTTGGCGGTATCTCTCAGAGTTACAAGAACGACAAGAATCTCATTGATAAAATGATTAAATCTATTGCGAAGGATGCTGGATTGGATGCTGACCTTGTTATTGATAGTACTTCTGATGATTATTGGGTTCAGAGTGTGAAGGTATGGTAATCAAATAGATAGCGTATGAACTTTGAAGATATACTTAAAGTAAAAGGTGCTCCACAAGATGGCTTTGATGAGGACGGAAATCCTATCGAACAGCCCGAAGGAGAATGGCAAACCTTTGGAAAGTGCGTTATTTTGCCTAATTCGCAGGCGAAGATTATCACTCTGACAGACGGGCAGCAGTACGTGTATTCGCACGAAATTTATGCTCCTCTCTCAAAAGCAAAATACCCTCTCATACCGAAGGAAGGCGAAAAGGTTTGGATAACCAAGAAAGATGGCACGATTGATAAGGAAATGGAGGTTAAAGGCTTCGTAACCTTAAAGAAACGCTATCTTAGAATTTGGCTCTAATAGGCGGCAATATGGCAAAGGTTGAATTACAAATCAAAGGTCGTGAAGCCTTACAGAAAAGGTTGAACGAAAAGAGGCAATATGTGATTAATACGCTTAATACACGTTTAGCCCAACTTGCCGAAGAAGCGGTCACCTATTCAAAGAACAATAAGGGATACAAAGACCATACGGCAAACTTGAAGAACTCGATATCTTTCGCCTTATACTTTGATGGTAAACTTTTAACCTCTAAGGTAAGTGAAGATTATAATCCTACGTATAAGGATGAAAAGGGGAAAGTGCATGATAATCCATTTTCTATGGATAATGTTATGCAATTTCGTGGAAATGCACTCAATGAGTATGCACAGAAAGAAGGTGTGGTAGCCCCTAAAGGGTACTCTTTAGTCATTGTGGCTGGCATGAACTACGGAAAGTACGTAGAGGATAAAGGTTACAATGTCTTACACCTTACAAAGTATTTCCTTCGTGACGAAATGAAGAAGATTTTTGAAGAAGTAGCTGAAATGATTAAAAACGATAGTTAGATATGATACTCGGAGATAAAGCGATAACGGCATTATATAAGTATCTCAATGATAATGTTGAGAGAATAGGCATAGAGGAAGGGCGTATCTTTAAGTATGAGATACCCGAAAAGTTGGCTATTGGTGATTATATCGCCATCAATCATCTTCCTTTCGTGTATAGTGATGCCATTAATGAGGGTGTAGTGAATCTGAATATTCATTGCCCTAAGACCTCATCGAACTTACCCGATATAAAGAAGCTTTCTAATTACTCTGAAAAGATTCTTGCTCTGTTTGGTGATGGTACTTATCTCGGTGGCTGCTACTTTGATTTCTACTCTATCTCTCGCCCAACTCGTGATAATGATAACACTTATTACGTCAATTTGAAATTTAATGTAACGTACAATAATTTAAAAGAATAAAACTATGGCAAAGAATGGTGTATATGGCTTGGAAAGCTTCAGTTTTGCCGATTGTGTCGAAAATGGCGGCTATCCTACAACATGGAGCGACAAAATTAAGGCTGTCGTTTCTGGTAGCTTGAGTTTTAACGACCAGGCAGCACAGACATCGGATGTAGAGGTTGAGGATTCAGAAGACCCTTACGCAGTGCTGACCACATCAGCAGCAACAAAGGGCTTTACCTTGCAGACATACGATTTCTCAGAAGAAAACTTTACGAAGCTTCTTGGTTACACAAAGGATTCTGGTACTGGTGGTAAGGATGCTTGGTTGAATGAGCTTCCGCAAGAAACCGAGATTTACAAGGCTGTACAGATTGTAACAAAAGATTTGGATGATATTCCTTCTCGTACCTTCCAGTGGTCTAAGATGAAACTTACAATCACTCGCAGTGGTTCTATCGGTAAGAGTGGACTTCCTAATCTTAACATTGAGTTCCGTCAGATGGCGGTATTCGATGAAAAGGGTGACAAGAAGAGCGGTCATCGCAATATCCTCACAAAGGATATTAGTGCTGCGGCTATTGCGAAGTAAGTAAAGCTTTTATCTTTTATATGATTTAAAATTAAACTTCAAAAGGCGGTGAGGTAAGGGAACTTTCCCAAGCCGCACCGCTTTTTATGTTATAAAACATATTTTGATATGAAAACATCAGATAAGGAAAAGGTAGCAAAGACGCTTGCCGAGGCATCTGTAAAGATTAAGGTTGGTATGTTTCGCTTTAAAGTGAAGCCACTTACCTTTATGCAGATTTATGAAATGGGTGTATTCGGTAACTCTATCAAAGAACCAACATGGAAGGAAGACGATATGATGAATATCATCCCTCTTTTGTTTGAGCACTTTGAGACAGCTCGCTTAATGAGCGAGATTTTTATCGTGTGCGCCTTCCGCAAGAAGTGGGCACGCAAGGTATGGGGGCGATATATACGCAAGCACCTTGATATTATGGCATTCAATGAGCTTGTAAAGTTCATTAGCGGTTCTTTTAATGCAAATTTTTTCTTAACCTCTATAACTTTCCTGACCCAGATGAAGATAATGACGGAGCCGAAAACGACTCCCCATGGGCAACAATCGGACAAGTAATGAAGTACTTTCGTATGAGTTACGAAGAGGTCGTATTTAATCGCTCATACCTTAATATTATTCTGCTTAACCGCTCGATTCCGTCCTTTAATACAAATACCAAGGATGAACCGAGAAAAGACAGCAGACAGCAAAAGAAGCCGCAAAAAGAGTATCATAAGATAGATGAGCCAATCTCTGCTAATGATTTCTTTATGCGCTTGATGTAATAATCACATAAATAAGCAAACAATATGGCAGCAGCAGATGAAATACTTGGAATCAGCGGACAGATGGATATTTCCGATATTCAGCAGTCTTTTGATAAGTTGATAAATGACCTTAATTCACTTGGAGTAAAGACGGATGAAGTTAGCTCAAAGATGACTAAGGCATTAAATGATATTGCTCAGAGTTCGGCTTCTGATAGTGAAAAGACGAAACAATCAGTGCAAGCTTTAAAGCAAGGTATCGAAGATATTAATAAATCGCTTACCGATACTCCAGAGGCACTAAAGAAGCTTGCATCAGAGGCTCAGACCGCAGAAGCAACAGTTGATAAGCTCAAAAAGAAATTATCGGAAACAACCGAAGGTTCACCGAAGTGGAATGAGATTAACGAACAGTTAAAGTCTCAGCAGAACTTAGTAGAGAAACTTAACGGCGAATATTCATCAATGTTGGGTACATTCGGTAGTACTCAGCAGTATGTTGGTACTCTTAACGCTGCTATTGATACATTGAATGCAGGTCGTTCTATATCAACCGCAGCAACTGGTGCAAATGCGGCGGCTCACGTAGGTGCGGCGGCAGCGGTTGGAACAGAGGCTGTAGCACATGGAGAAAACTCAACCAAGATTGCTGAAGAAACGGAGAAAACACAGCAGAATACACAAGCTAAGTTGCATCTTACAGAATCAGCGAAAGACTATGTATATACAACTCAAATGGAAGCAGAGGCGATTGATGCGGTTGCAAAACGCCTTGCAGAGGGTCGTTCTGATGAAGAGGAGTATATCAATAGCAAGAAGAGTGGCTTAGCTGTACGTGAATCTCTTGTACAGAAAATTGAAGAAGAAAAGCAAAAAATAAAAGAGCTTTCAGATGCTTATGGTAACTCACAAGATACGAATAATGGAGTTGCGACACCCGAAGTACAAAAAGCGTATAACGAAGGTGTAAAAGAGGCTACTGATAATATTAAAGAGTATCGTAGCGAGTTATCTTCTTTAAATCAAAGTCTTAACAATCTTGAAAGTAGTCATTTTAAGGCTCAACAAGCTATCAATGGGCAAACTGATGCAACCCAAAATTTAAAGCAGGCTACTGAAGAGGCAAAGGATGCTTCTGATATATATTTTAATGGAGAGAAAGCAACCATTGAAGGAGTAACGGAGGCTTTGAAACTAGATTATCAGGAACTTAAACAACTTAAAGCTGAATATGCTACATACAAAGGTGCTGGTGACACAGAAAATGCTAAAAAGAATCTTGAAGAACAAAAAGAGTTAAATAAGCATATATCAGAAGGACGTGAAGTACTCAAACAACTTGGTACTTCTTACGAAGATGCAGCTAAAGGAGCTAAAAAGACAAAAGAGGAAACCAAGGAGGTTGCAAAGTCTGCCGAAGATGCAACAAAAAAAGTAGGTGGAATCTTTTCTAAATTTAAAAGTGTCCTTGGTGGAGCTTTGAAAGGTGATTTCTCTGCCCTCTTCTCACTCTTTGGAAAAATCGGTGTATGGGGAGCAGGACTTGGTACTTTAGGAAAAGGTATTTATGAGCTAACTATCCGTGCCGAAGAGTTTAGAAATGCTCTACAACCTCTCTCTCATTATCTTGATGAGAGTAACTTACAGACGGTAAGGCAGAATATACTTTCATTATCAGACGAAACTGCTAAGTCGGTTTCTGATATGGCTGCTGCTGCAACTCAGTTCGTAAAGGTATGGGATAGTCTAAGAGATTCACCAGAGGCTCTTACCACTATGATTAAGACATCAAACGAGTTTGGAGCACTTGCTGGAAAAACATCAGAAGAGGGAGCAAAATTCCTCTCAAATCTTGCTTCTGAATATCACATGACTGCGCAAGATGCTACAGCAGCATCTGCCATGATTGCAACTGCTGCTCATAACTCAACAAGTAGCTTCGGTGAAATGGCTGATGCTATATCAAGTGCAGGTTCTTCTGCTGCTCTTTATGGCGTTTCTTTTAAAGAAATGGCTACTCTTATCGGTTATTCTAGTAATCAGTTTGGCGGTGCTCAAAAGGCTGCATCAAAATTCTCTATGCTCCTTATGAGTATGAGTAAGATGCAAGATAAATACAATCCTTCTGTTGTCGGAATGATTACAGCCTTACAAAATCTGAAAGATGCATACGAAAGAGGAGAACACGTTGAGAATAACTTCATGGCTCGACAACGTAGTATTGCTATGTACTTTATTAAGAATGCTGATGCTATTGCTAAGTATAATAAAGGCATAGATAGTAATGTTGCTAAACAGGAACTTCTGAATGATATTAATGCCAGAGCTTCTGTGAATGTTGCTAAGCTACAAAACTCATGGAATGGTTTCCTTACTGCGATTAATGCCAACCTTACACCAACCCTTACAAGAATACTTAATTTCTTTACAAAGATTATAGGCGGTGCTCAGAAGACAGCAGACGAGCTTAATTATTTGAAGAATTTCGATAATAACCATAAAGGAGCAAAGCGTGGTATGCGATATACCGAATCCGTTACAAGTGGTTGGACGGCTGGTTTTCAAGAATCTACCATTGCTAATATGGGAGCAAGGCAACAGTATAACGTTAGCAGGGAGGATGGTTTGAAGCAGTATAGACAGCAGAGGGATAAACTTAAAAGAGTGTATCAACAGGGATTAAAGAATGCACAAAGAAAATGGCGTAACGCAAGTGGTAATGCTTATGCTAAGAGTGCAGGTAATTTTATGTTACAATACTATAACAAAAATCGTTCTGCTTTCTCAGAGTTTACTCCTCAGATGTTTAATGAATTATTGAGAAACCAAAGAAACTCTACGATTGCTTTATCGAATAAGCCAATTAATTCTAGTATTAACCTTGGTGGAAATGGTTATGTTCCTAAACCAAATAAAGATAAGTCTGCTGACCAACAACGCAACTATCGTGAGCAGCTTGCGGAGCAACAGGCAAAACAACTTGCTGATGATAAGAAAATCGAGTGGGAACTTTATGTTGCCGAGCAAGAGGAAGGTATTGCAAAGGAACATGATGCTAACGAAAAGGAGTTGAAGCAGAGAAAGCTCGACTTTGAAAAGAAGAAGCATCAGATTGAGGAAGAGGCAGAAACCTTGCGTCAGAAGAATATTCAGATTGCGAAGGCAGAATATAGCAAGAATCCTGCAAATAAGAAAAAGGAAGGTTTCTATGCAAGCGGTTTGGATAAAGGGGTTAAATTAACAGACGAACAGCAACAGCTCATTGAGGCAAAGATGAGCACATTGAATGCACAGCAAGAAGAAGATGCAAAAAAACGCCTTGCTGCACAGCTACAGAACTTGTACGACTACCTTAAAGAATATGGTACAGTACAAGAACAGAGATATGCTATTGCGAAAGAGTACGATGATAAGATATCGAAGGCAACCGATGATAATCAGAAGAAGATACTTCAAAAACAAAAAGAAGCAGCATTGGCTCAGACAGATGCCAAGAAGTTAGCTATGGGTATTGATTGGGGTACTTCTTTTGCAGGTATTGGTAATGTTCTTAAAGATATTGCTAAAGATACACTCAGTAAAGTTGAGGAGTATATGAAAACGGCTAATTTCAAGTCCTTACCTGCTGCTGATAAAAAATCATATATTGACCTTCGAAATAATCTACGAGCAGAAACAAATAATAATGGCTCTTTTGGCTTTAGTAAGTGGGATGATGTAGCAAATGATGTAAGAGCTTATCAGAATAGCGTAAAGTGGTTACAAAAAGCAACGAAAGCACATGATGATGCTATCGCAGACCGTGACAAAGCCGAAAAAGATATAAAAAAAGCTATATCAGATAAAGCAAAAGAGATAGCAAAGATAAAACTTGAAGGAGCAAATAAAAGGGTTGAAGAAACAGGAAAAGCGCAAACAGATGCTGAAAATGGTGTTCAAGAAGCACAACAGCAGTTACAAGATTCTACTACAGAAGCAGCAAATGGTTTGCAGAATTTTCAATCAATGCTAAGTAATATTACTAATGGTTCTCTCTCGGGTTTTGTTAAAGGTATAGGGCAACTTATTACGTCTTTATCTGGTGGTACATCGAAGGTTGGTGAAGCATTGGCAAATTTTACAGGAAAAATCGGTGGTCTTGTTGGTGCTATCCTATCATTAATTGATGCTCTTGGAGATAATCCAACTGAGTTTATAGATAATCTTTTAGATAAAATAACAAAAGTTATCGAAGCAGTTATATCTCAACTCCCACAGATTATATGGACTGTAGTGAAAGGTGTTGGCAATGTTATTGGTGGTATTGTAAAAGGAGTTGCTAATATATTTAGTGGAGGTAAAGCATTTGGTTCGAATGTATCAAAAATGGAGAAAGAGATTGCAGAATTGAGTGTTTCAAATCAGGAATTATCTAAAGCAATTTCTGACCTTTCCGAATCAATTAGAGGCGATGATAATACCAATCAACAATCAGTTGAAGCTTACAAGAAAGCGGTTGCGGCTCAGAAAGAATATAACCAAAATCAGCAACAGCAGATAAAAAACCGTGCAAGAGAATATTCAAACACGGGACATGGTTTCTTAGGTCTTGGAGGTCGTTCTTCATTTAATAGCCACGCAAACGCTGATAAAGGAGTATGGTTAAATGCTTTCAATGAGACATTAAGAGCACAAGGCTTTAATACATCAGTATATTCAGCCAGCGATGTATGGAATCTATCTCCTGAGATGCTTAAAGCGTTAAGAGATTATGCACCAAAAGCATGGTCGAATTTCTTTAGTAAAGGAAGCGGAGGACAGGCTAACCCTCAAAGTCTTGTTGATGATTATATTGAGCAGGCAGGTAAACTTGAAGAATTAACTGACGCATTAAATCAAAAATTAACAGGATATTCTTGGAGTGGGTTTAAGGATAGTTATTCATCTATGATAAAAGATTGTAAAAAAGAAACAACCGATTTTGCAGATTTTATCAATGAAACTATCTCTAATGCTATTGTGGATTCTTTTATGAACTCAGAGGCGAATAAAGCAAGGCTGAAAAATATCTATCAGATGGTTGCTGATGCTGCTAGTGATGGAAATATTGATGAGGATGAAGCTGCAAATATTAGAAGAGAAAATGAGAAATATGCTGATTATGTAATATCTTGGAGAAATTCAATGATTAAGGCTGGTCTTATTAAGGATTCTTCTACCTTCGAACAGACAGCAACGGGCAAGGGTATTGAGGCTATCACCGCAGACCAAGCAAGCAGCCTTATCGGTATCGGCTATGCGATGCAGATTGCTATAGAGCAGGGTAATGAGATTCGTAAGACGATAGCTGAACATACATCTTACGTGCGACTTGATGTTGCACAGATAAAATGGGATATTTCTGAGATACGAGATATTCAGTATCAAGGATTACAGCAGTTAGAAGCAATCAATAAAAATACTGCACCTATTATATTGATACGTGAGGATATCGCAAGTATGTATAAATTAATGAAGGATAAGTATTAGAATTATGAAGGAAAAGGACTGAAATAAGTAAGGAAAAGAGTTGAAAATATGAAGGAGAAGGATTAAAATTAGTAAGGAAAAGAATAAGAATATGAAGAATGATGCTTTTATAAAATTGGTTGATGAAGCAGATTCAGCTTACGTTGACCTTGATACTTTCGGTATTACATTGGTAAGGGGTTGGCGAGAAGCCTTGCTGACCCCTGCCCCAGTAAAAAGCTATGTAACCAACGATAGCCGATTGGAACATGGGCAATCGGTTATCGCTACATCGAAGTATGTAAAGAAAGATAAGCGTGATGTAAGTATCTCTTTCTTCCTTGAAGGTAGTTCAGAAGAAGATTACTTACAGAAGTATGAGGCTTTCCTTGATAAGATAGCTTATTCAGGTGAGTTTTGTATGAAAGTGCCACGCTTAAAGAGGGTTTTCAAACTTGTTTACACGCAATGCTCGCAGTTTGGTGATTATGGTCTAAAAAGAGGTAAATTTGTACTCAAATTAACGGAGTATAACCCGAATGATAGAATTAAGTTATGATTAAGATATATGATATTAATGATAAATTGCTGATGCAAGCAGAAGTAACATCAGCAGCGAAGAGAGAACAGGAAATGTCTAAGTCAGATTATATTTCTCTGTCTTTCTCCGCTGCTGAGAAAGTTATTCTGCCAGTTGGTGCGTATATCAATTATACATATAAGATTGATAAAGTAAGAGAGGTTACTAGGAAGTTCCTTCTCTTGGAATCGTATGAGCCTACTCAATCAGATGAATGCTCTTGGAAGTACACTCCTCAATTCCAGCATCCGAAGATGATTCTATCGAAGACCCCATTCTTTATCTATACTCGTAATTCACAGAATGTAGAGGTAAAGCAAAATGTATGGTCTTTCGTTGGTATTACATCTGTACTTAGCGAAAAAATAAAAGATTTCCTTAACAAGGATTTAATGTTTGGCGAATGCGGATGGAAAGTTATCTTTTCAAATGTAACGGCAAATACTGTCAATGTATCATTCAGCGATAATGACTTTATATCCGCACTTACGGCGATTACAAATACTATCGGGGATAACTGCGAATGGCATATTGACTATGATGATGAAATTATCTACATCGGTAAGGTCTTAATCGGCGCAACTCCTGTTGTTTTAGAGGTTGGAAAGAATGTAGGTGTACCAAGTATCAATAATAGCAAAGAAGGCTACTATAACGCTTTCTCTATCTTCGGCGGTACAAGAAATATTACACAAGTAAATAGCAAAGGTGAGAATGTTTCATCTGGCGATATTCGTCTGCAATTAGATGAGGGCAATGGTACAATATCAATAGACGGAAAGGAACGCTCCTACTCTATTGATAAGTATTCAACCCTTGACCTTAGAGCGGATAAAACGAAAGAACCTCTTTTTACAAAGGTACTTGATTTTTCTCAGATTTTCCCTTCACTCAATACCTATGTATATAATGTGCGTGGGAGAGTTAAGTATGTGCTTGATGAGAAAAATAATAAAATTCCTATCTCTAATGCTGATGGGTCTGTTAAGGGATATAAGACCTTCACTGTATGGTATATGAGATTGGCTTATCCTACTACAGAAAAAGTAGCAGGAAAGAAAATTATTAATACAACCATAGATGATGGAATTACTCATTATTGGTATGATTTTGAAGTTACCGATGATTTGCTTATCAATGGTAAGAATATCGGATGCTCATTTGAACCGAATTTTAATACAGGTGCGCTTTCTACTCCACTTGCAGGTCAAGGAACTAACGGCGAATATGTAGGCTTTGAACTTACCTATCATAAAGAGGCATCATCCTCGCACACATCAGACGATGTTAGCAATAGTAATTTCTCAGTATTGGCTGGTGATTACGAAATTATCTATCAAGAGGATAATGAGGTTATCATACCTACAAACGCTGCTGAAATGCTTATTCCTCGTGGAGAAAGTATGCCTTCTTTAAAGTGTAATATCACGGTACTCTATAATATTGCAATGGCTGATACTATCTATTACGAGGATGCTCAAAATAGATTGTTAGAGAAAGCAAAGGAGGAGATTGTGCGATTACTCTCTGATTTGAATAACTATGAGGTTAAATCATATTCTGATGTATTCTTGGAAGATAACCCTCAACTACAAATCGGTCAGAGTGTAACGTATAAGGACGGACACGGATATGAGCTTGCGACAAGAGTATTGAAGCTATCGACTAATATTGATTACGACTTTATTCAGTCGATTACAATAGGCAATCAAGTAATTAAGGGTACTATTACGCAGCTCAAAGAAGACGTACAGACAATTATTGCGAGCGGAGGAAGTAGCGGTAACGGAGGTGGATATTCCGTTTCCCAGCTAAGAAAACTCATTGCGAAGTACGGAAGTGATAATTTTATATCTAAGCAGTTCGATGACATTGCAAAAGGCACTATCACTTGGGAAAAGCTCCAGAAGTTCTTGAAGGGAATGAAGGTCGGGGCGAACGGGGATTGGACTCTTGACGAACTAGATAACACCCATCTAACCACAGATTATCTACAAGTCAGAATGAAAGCAATCTTCGAGACCTTGGAAATATTGCATACAGACACATTGGGTGGTGAATTGTTCATCACCCCAGTAGGCAGTAACCGAATATTGAAGGTTGAGGAGGTGAATATTACCTATGATGGTGTTAGTCAGAAGGCTTACAGATGCTACTTCCTTGGTGAGCAAGATGGCTCAAAGGTGGAGAATAAATGGAAGGTTGGAGACCAAGCGAGAAGCAAGAGTTTCAACCTCACACAAGGGAAATTTCACAATGTCGGCAATCACTACTATTGGCGACTAGTCATCGGTGTGTCTACAGAAACCGTTGAGATAGAGGGAAAGAACTATCACTATGTGGACTTATCGGATATAGACAAGGACACAAGCAGTGATATTCCAATGGTAGACGATGTGTTGAACCAAGTTGGTAGCCGAACAGACATCGCAAGGCAGAGTTGCTTGGTGTTCTCTGCCGTTGATACCTATTCGCCAAGTGTTACGCTCTATCACGGAGTGAATGGTTATACTTTCAATAACAAGGAATATGTTGACTATGGTGTGAACCATTCTACAGGCAAGGCTTTCTTCCACGTCTACGGAGATATGTACTTCGGAGACCGACCTACTAGTGCCAATAACTACGAGGGTGAATCCTATGTCAAGTTTGATAGCGAGACGAAGAAAGTAACCATCAAGGGAGACTTGGATATAAAGTCCACCTACGATGGGAAGACCTTGGATAAGTACATCACCGAGAAGAGCTTGGATAAGAATGCCGTTGAGACCATTATCAATAAATCGCAGACGATTATCGACCTTCAAAACCAGATAGACGGAGCTATTGAGACTTGGTTCTATGACGGCGTTCCTACTTTGAAGAATGCTCCAGCCATCAGTTGGAAGACCGACAATGATAAGAAAACTCACTTGGGAGACCTCTACTATGACAACAAGACGGGCAAGGCATACCGCTTTGCCAAGGATGGCTCTACCTATGAGTGGATTATCATCACAGATACGGAGCTGACCAAGGCACTCAAAGATTCAAGCCAAGCACTCAAAGATGCAGCCGCTGCGGATAAGAAGGCTAATGGAGCGCAAGCTACCGCCAACACCAAGAGACGCATCTTCGGCTCTCAGCCAGTTCCACCATACGATGTGAACGATATGTGGGTGAACGCAACCTATCCGAACGATGGTAGCACTTACAAGAACGAAATCTTGAAGTGTTCCACCGCCAAGGCAGAAGGCGAAAAGTTCGATATTGCCGATTGGAAATTGGCTAGCAAGTATACCGATGACACGAAGGCAGAGGAAGCCAAGAAAGCTGCTGAGAAGGCGCAAGAAGAGATTAAGACGACACAGAGCAACTTGAACGCCCTCGGAACGACTGTTACCGAAAACAAAAAGACGTTCGACAGCTACGTCAAAGATGGCTACCTAGAGCCTTCCGAGATTGCAGCAATGGCGCAGGATTCCAAGCGACTTGAGGATGATTTTGCGGCAGCACAGAAGTCGTACAATGAGGTGAAGGAAGCAGAGGTGTTAAAGAGTACAAAAGAACTCACCGACCTTAATACAGCTTTCACTACCCTCACTACTGCTAAGACGGAACTCGTTACGTATCTCTCAGATATATCTACAAATTACAATAAGGCTGATACCAACGGCAAGGCTGCTATCGTCTCAGCCGTGGGAACGAAGTTCACCAACTTCCAGTCCGCATACAGCGCATTCTATGACAAACTTGGCTTGGCAAACGCCTATATCACTAGCAAGATATATGGTGACTTGAAGCAGAATATCACAGACCTCGCAGGTTACAAGTATCTCAAGGATGCGCTCGGTCAGACTACAGATATTGACGGTGGTCTTGTAATGACAACGCTCCTTGCGCTGAGAGACGGAGACGGAAACGTTCAGAGCGGTATCAACGGAGCAATAGACACGAATAGAGGAAAGAAGAGTATCGCAACATGGTGGGGCGGTCAGATGGTGGATAAGGACTATAATAGCGGAAATCTTACCCCTGCAACCTCCCTCATCCGCTTCGATGGCTCGGGTTATCTTGCCAATGGTGCTATCTGGTGGGATGTGAGCGGAAAGGTTCACGCAGACCCTACATCGTTTATCATCAGCGAAAAGAATCTTGGCGCATACCTCACCTTCTTCGAGCCGACTTGGAAGGAAGGAAGTGCAGGAACGAGCGTTGCTGACCTTGTGTCTTTGAAGCCAAACGCTCCATTCTCTAAACTTGGCGTATCGGGCGATGCTACATTCGAAGGCGCAATCTCCTTCCATGGCATTAAGATAACGTATGATGCAACCAATAAGGCTATCAAGATTGATGGTAATCTCTATGCCACAGGTGGTATCACGGCATACGGAGCAGGAGCATCTACCACGGGCGGTGGTGGCGGATTGAACGGCAGTGTGAAGAGTTATTCAAATGCCTTGAAGCTTACATCAGAATCGCTGAGTGAGATTGCCTCTGCCTACTCCATCAAGGCTCTTGATTCTCGTATCTCTAGCCTAGAAGGAGGCTCGGCTATGGACGTTAGTGTTAGCGGTAGTGGAAACGCAGTGACAGCCATCAGTAAGAGCGGAACGACTATCATCGTGACAAAGGGAACAACGTTCTTGACTTCACATCAGAGCCTTGCGAGCTACCTTACTAAGACTGACGCTGCCAGCTTGTATCAACCGAAGGGAAACTACCTTACCGCACACCAATCGCTCGATGGTTACGTGAATGCGATAGCAGTTAGCGGAAGTGGAAATGCCGTTACTGCCGTTACAAAGAGCGGCAAGACCATCACCTTCACAAAAGGCTCTACATTCTCGCTCAATGGGCATACACATACTTTTGCAAGTTTGACCTCTAAGCCAACAAGTCTCAGCGGATATGGTATCACAGACGGTGTGAATGCCGTTAGCGTAACAGGTTCTGGGAATGCGATAACAACCGCATCTATCAGTGGGCATACCTTGACCTTGACGAAGGGTAGTTCTTTCAGCTTGTCTAACCATACTCATTATGTGGGAACGACACAGGTGCAGGGCAGCAGTGCCGAGCAAGCATTGACAGGAATCATCAAGATAGACAACATCTTGAAGTTGTCAAAGGCTAGTGTCACCGTCAACACAAGTTACAAGGCAGAGCAGAATCGCTTGGTGATTTATGGAAATACCTATGGCAACGATGCAAACTACATCAAGTCGGCTGGAAAGCTGTCCTATGGCGATGGCGGTCCGCAATTGGTTTTCTCAACTAGCGAGAACCCTGATGCAAGTGGCGTTCAATCGGCTGCATTGGTTTATACTGACCATGACACTATAGGAACAGGAGTAAGCCTTTCGTTCGTGACGAACCAAGGCGATGCCTACTTTATTGCTCCACGCATCAAGGCTCTCACGGCGTTCCAAGGAAACCTTGCGTGGAGCTATATCACCAACAAGCCAACCACTTTGTCGGGATTTGGCATTACGGATGGCTTGCGCTCGGTTACTCAGCCAAGTGGAAGCAATGTGTTCGTGACCGGCATATCCACCAGTGGAACAGCCATCACCTACACCAAGAGCTACACGAAGAAGAGCCTTTCTGCGGTGGGCACTTCGGGATGGACTAACGCATCGATCGATGGCAACATCATTCCTGACATGAGCTTCATAGCTTACTGGAACGGAGCATATAGTGGCACAAGTTCAAACCTCGCCTATTGCAACAAGGGTGCTTTCGGCTCGTTTGCAATCAAGAACAGCCTTGCCTTCTCAGAACTCACAAGCAAGCCGACAACGATAAGTGGGTATGGCATTACTGATGCTTATACGAAGTCACAGGTGGATGCCATCGCCGCAAAGTACTTGCCTTTGACAGGTGGAACGCTCACAGGTCAGCTTAAGATTGTGGCAAGCGCATTGAATGGTGCTTACAATGGATTGCGCATTGGCGATGATTGCTACATAGGTGATTGTAACATTGGCAACACTATCGGCTTGATGGGCGTTGGCAACAACAACGCAGGAATGGTGAAGTTCGGCAAGGGAGGTATGCAATTCGGTTACAACGGCTCGAATCACATAGCTTCGACTACCGCACAATGGACAAACCTCAATGCGGATTTGCTCGATGGTTGGCACAAAGACAACATCGTATGGTCGGGAGCGGTAAACAGCAACACCGCAAACCTTTCCCACTATTGGGCGAAGTTGTTTGACATTACCGTCACAGACAACCAATATGATGATAGAAGTTTCACGTTCCTCTTCTCCAACGGATTTAGAGATACCTATTCGGTTGTCGTGTTGAGAATCCGTCAGAATGGAGCGAAGGACTCTGGGGCATACAACTTTAGCATATCCTTGCGTGAGTTGGTTGGAAACATGTCTTCAAGGTTGCGTGTGTACTACAACAATGCAACTGGCAATGTTCAACTTTGGGGAAATTGCCAAGGTCAATATGGATGTCTGTCTTACACAATCATCAAGAAGACAGGACGCACGTCTGCCGATTTCAAAAGCCAAGGAACTTTGGTGACAAATATATCGTTCTCTGCGGCTCAAAGCTTGCCAGCAACCACAGGGGATAGCCCTTACACATTGCTTGATGGTGCTACGAGAATTGGCATCGTGAAGCAAGCAGACCAACTTGTAACGGCACGCTCGCTATGGGGACAGTCGTTCAACGGAACGGCTAACGTGAGCGGTGCTTTGAGCGGTGTGACCACCATCAGCGCAAGCAACACCATCAGTACCACCTTGCAGAATGGTGCGCTTAAGATTGGCAACAAGTTAACTCCTATTAGTGCCATTGATGCGCAAGTTATTTTCAACACAGGTGCGGCTATTCGTTTTGGTGAAACTGCTTGGGATTGGAATAAATGGGCTGGTCTTAAATATACTCATTCTAATAAAACTATTTATCTTGGTATAGCTGATGGTTCTGCGTTTGATGCTAATAGTGTACAAAATGATGGTACACTTAAATTTCCAGGTATTACAACTATAACTCCTGATGCCGCAGCTAGAATTGGAGGTAGTGGTGGTGATTTATATTTAGGTAATGCTAATAATAGTAATTGGGTGAAAGTTCAAGACATGTGTAGTCAACTAAATAGTAGTTATTGGAACATAAGACAATTAGGTAATGCTACGTTTAAAAGTCTTACTGTTAATGATGTTATTAGTTGTGATAGTATTATTGTTAGTAAAAATGCTGTTATTAATGGTAGTTTATCAGTTGCCGGATTAATAAATAATAAAGGTATATTACCTACAAATTATGAAGTTAATAATAAAGGAGCTGGTTGTTATGTTTCAGCTGATGCTTTATGTTCTGGAATTACTGCTATTACTGATAGTATACCAGTCAATAATCTTTCTATAGTTTATACTAATAATAACGGTAACAGTTGGGTTAATTATAATATATCAAATGATACTAAATTTAAGGCGTATGCGAATGTTGCAGGTGTTGATAGTTTATACTTAGGTGGCAATGTTATTACTGGTAATACTGATGCTGAAAAGTTAGCTCAAATAAAAAAGAACGAATTAATGTTTTCGTTTGAAATTCCTAACTCTTGTTATTCTCAAGTATATTTTGCTTGTGTTGATATGGGACAAGGTGTTGGTGTTACTTGTACTGTAGAATATTTAAATAGTAAAGGTGTTATAGTCAATACTTATATTAAATATATGACCGGATGGAACCAATTTAATTATATAAATTTATCTAATGGTAATACGGCTGTTGGTGTAGGAAATGATGATAGAAGATATATTCGTTTTAGATTTAAACATGACCAAAATACTACTGCATTACGAAATGCTTCAATAAATAAAATACGAATATTTGCTTTTACTAAGTATTCATTTCCTACTGATAGATTTATGGGGCATACAGGTCATATATATAACTTTGATTATAATATGAATACTTACTTCCCTAATAGCATTCTTGCTAAAGGTGGAGTTACAGCTTATCAATCTTCTGACATCCGCTTGAAGCAGGATTTGCGGAAGCTGGACTACTTGGGTATCATCAAGGCGATGGGTGGCACTTATGGCTTCGCTTGGAAGAAGGACAACACAAGGTCTATCGGCTGGATTGCCCAACACGTCTTGTGTAACCCTCACTTAAAGGACATCGTGGAGACTGACGAGAAGGGCTACTACAAGATTAACTACTGGTCTCCGAAGCTGATTGCAACGGCATTCGGTGCTATTGAGCAGGTGGGCGATGAGGTCAGCAGGTTGAAGGCTCGGGTGGTCTTCCTTGAATCAGAGGTTCTGCGATTGAGTGGAGATAAGGAAGACTGCAACAAGAAGAGATTAGATAACAAGAATATTAATTCATTAAATTAGTTAAGAAAATGGAGAATTTAAAGATTAACAAGAAAAGTGAACAGACAACCGCCACTTATACCAAGGGCGGCTATCGAGTAGAAATCACCTACAATGTTGACAAGACGGGTGGCAACATCGAGAGCATCAATATGAGTATCTATGGTGACCCAAATGGTAATTATCTCGGCAATGCGAACGCAAGTTACAACGGCAGCGAGCTGACCTACAACATCAGCGGTGTTCCGCAGAGCAAGCTCAGTGAGGTATCAGCATTGATTAAGGAGGTCAATTCCGCTATCGCCGCTAATATGGCAAGCGAGGCAGCAGAGTAGGTATCGTGAGTATTAACGCAGGGTGGCTCTTATAGAGCTGCCTTGCCTAGTGTTTTAAGTTCTAAAGATTAGCGTATGGAACGCTTTATATTATAGCTTGCGAAAGTGTTCAATGTAACAGTAGAGCGAGTTGTTACTAAAGAAGTTGTAACAGAATTAGAAACTAAAGTTGAATATCTAAAAAATAAAGATTATGTCTCATGCAAATAATATAATATCTGCTCCGGTATCAATAGATGATATTAAAGCTGTATTAGGTGAATCTAGTAACGATGTTGCTACTTTATGTAGAAGTAGTAACATCAATATGTGGAGTAAGAAAAAGCCAGTTCGTTTAGCCAATCCATTTCCTGATATAAATGGAACTTGGTATAGAGCAGACGATGATGATTTAGGTATTCAAATTAATAAAGGTGCTAATACTAATTTAGGAACATTATATGCTGGAGCTAGTTTTGCATATAAGAAACCTGGAGGTGGAAGTACTCAACCTTATAGAATGTCTGATTTTATTGGTTATAATCATGATGCTAAACCTTTTTTATATTGTGAAAGTTTAGGTAGTGTCGTAACTGTTGACGCTTTTACTGGTGAAGCGTCAACAAATATGCTTGATATTAAAACAGGAGATATATCTCTTTATGACTTTAGTGAAAATAGTGTAATGCGTCGTGGTTGGTTATATATGGAATATTTAACTTGTAATAGTTCTACTTATAATCCAAACAATTTAAATCATGTAGCTTATCAAACTAATGATGCTACTCATCAAATTGGTGCAGGATATAATTATATTGTAAATCCTAACAAAAATGAAGAACAAAAAGTAAAAGCGAGATTGATGGATTATAATAAATTTGGAGATGATATTAGACATGCTGTGTTAGTATTTATGGCTATACAATATAATACAAATATGTTTCCTATTTATTTTGATCATAATAAAGCTCCTTATATTACACTATATAAAGAGTATAAATTATTTGCTAATGCCAAAGCTAGTAATATGATGTATAGAATTGATAGTATAGGATATAACGGTGACGTTCTTCTATATACAATAAAATTAACTAGTAATAAACATAATTCTTTTTGTGTTGGTATAACATTTAATGTTGATGATTATGTTGCTGGTTCATTTACATTTTATAGTGCTACAAATTTTAATGCGTTAAGTGGTTTACATAGATTTAGATTAATACAATATTATGGTACTGGAGGTTCGTATTATACTTGGTATCCTACATTATATAATAGTAATGGAGTAAAACAAAATGCTATAACTATAAGTTTTAATAGTACTAGAAATATTAGTTTAATTATTGCATTTGAATATGGGGATAATGCTACAAATAGAAAAGTATTTAGTTTTATAAATTATGGACAAAATGCTACTATGGCTTTACAATATAGTGGAGATAATGGTAATAATTGGATGGATATTAAAAGATTTGATGTGCAATACTATTAATATTTATTTATTAATTAATTAAATAAAAATAAAGAAACAATTATGAAAAAGATTAAGACAATCGAGGCTGTTGTAGCCTACAGAACATTGAAGGCATTGAAGACATCATCAATGAGCGATGATGCCGCTATGCGAGTTTGGAAGAATATGAAGGCACTGCGCCAAGTAGCCGATACCTACGACAAGGATGTGGAGGAAGCGCAGCAGAGCTTGAAGGACGATAAGTTTGAGGAGATGCAGCACAAGCTTCAGGAGTGCCAGCAGTTGGAGCAGAAGCACGCCGATGAGGGCTACGAATACACCAAGGACGATTCAGCCAAGTTCGCTGAGGTCAATGAGTACTTCTTCAATCAGAAGCAGAAGACCGAGAAGTATTTCAAGGAACTTGCCGACAAGGAGATAGAGGTAGCCATCGAGGCAGTTGACGAGAAGGAGTTGTTCAAGGCTGCTAAGGATTGCGGCTTGAAGTTCGCTGATATGGAGACCCTTGATGTTGTGATAGGATAAACACTGATAAGTAGATATAGAAATAGCGTTAGAATTTGGCAAGAAAGCCGTTCTAACGCTATTTTTGTAGCCATCTACTTTCAGATTGTTACTTTTTATAAAGTTTAACACAGAAATATTCTCATTTCCGCTGGTTTTGTGCAAAAGAGTGTAACTTTGCAACATCATTTAATTTAAATCAATGAATTATGAACAATTAGCTATAGACAAAAGGAGGTTTATTAATATGACACTAGAACAAGAAGCCGAAGTCCAACGGTTGATAAAGGACATTGATGTGACGGAGCTGATGGATATGCTTAAGAAGCATGGTAATCGGTATAGCAGGAGAATATTAAAGTTCTTCCGCTGGTTCTGCAAGTATGTGCCTATCATTATTATGTTCTTCCACGCATACGGCATTTGGGAGTTCTCTCAGCATCCACGTGAGATGTTTATCCCATATAATGAAAATATGCCTTGCTATATCTTTATTTATTTCATGGTTTACGTCCTGCCGATGGTGACGATACTGGCAAGTAGATTTTTCTTCTTGTGCCAGTGGTATCGCATTCCATTTATGTACTACTTAGGCATCAATGCGGCTCATATTGTAGAGTGGAGTTGGTACACAACTAAAGATATGGTGGATTCTTGCTTTACAGTAATGATAGTAACAGCAATGTTTTATATATACGGCTTTGCTGATATGTTTATTAGCAGAACTAGATTAGGACGTAAAATCTGTGCATAAAGGCGATTTCTGTGAGTTTTTCACAAAAACAAAGGTAATATGGGAATAAAAAACATTAAAAGTGTTATGATTTATACAAATATTTAAATAAAAAGTATTATCTTTGTATTATGAAAAGTGCTAAGGTATTCTAAACGAATAAGAAAAAACTCGAAATAATAAAGGAGGACTTAAAAATGAGATTGATATATAAGTTTTATACAAGACATACAGAGCAGCTTGATGCTTTGCTCAAGGTTTCAAACAATCTTTGGAATCAAGCCTTGTATGTATTTCTCCAACGTCTTAATAGCGATGGGACTTGGCTTTGGTACAATGATATGGACAAGATTATGAAGCAAACATTGAACCTTAATGGTGAATGTAACTATCGCCTATTGAAAGCCCAGTGTTCGCAGCAGATTTTGCGTACATTAGACAAAAGTATCAAGGCTTATTGTAAGTCTATTAAGGATTGGAAGAAACATCCTGAAAAGTACAAGGCGATGCCACGAATGCCAAGTTATCGCAAGCGTGGAGGCATGTTCAACTTATTCTACACAAAGCAGTGTGCATCTATCAAGGATGGGCAGATAAGGTTGACTAAAGACTTGCTTATAGCTATTCCTCAATGGGAGAAGTACGGTGAGCAAGTCTCTAAGTTTAACCAGATACGACTGATACCAGAATGTGACAAGGTAAAGGTTGAAGTTGTCTATGACAAGGAATTAGCAGCGCCTGATGTCGATAAAAACAAGTATGCCTCTATTGATTTGGGAATTGACAATCTTGCAACGATGATAACATCCGATGGCTGTATTATTTGGAGCGGCAAACACTTGAAGTCGTACAATAGGTGTTTCAATAAGAGACTTTCCAAGTTGCAATCTATAAAGGATTTGCAAGGCATCAAGCGAAGCACAAAACGTATCAAGGCATTGTATGATAAGCGAGACAAATATTTCGAGGATGTATTTCACAAGGTGAGCCGTCAGATTGTCGATGTGCTCGTTGAAAAGAAAGTAGGAACGTTGGCTGTAGGCTACAATGTCGGTTGGAAACAGAATACCGACATGGGTAAGCGGAACAATCAGAAGTTTGTTCAGTTGCCTTTTGCGAGGCTGACATCCTATCTCAGCTACAAGTGCAAGTTGACTGGTATCGACTTCATCGAGCATGAGGAAAGCTATACAAGCAAGTGTGATGCTCTTGCCTTGGAGGAGGTTTGCAAGCATGAAAACTACTTAGGGAAGCGTGTCAAGCGTGGCTTGTTTCGCTCATCCGTTGGTAAAATAATCAACGCAGACCAAAATGGAGCTTTGAACATATTGAGAAAAGTAGTCGGTGATTCCGAGTTCGCTCGGATAATCGGTAGTGGGCACTCGTTATGCCCAGTGCGACACTGCAACCCATTTACTTGGGATGTAAGAGGCACAAATAGTAAAGTATTAAAGAAGTAGAACAAATCATAACACTTTTAATATTTATAATAACGTGGGGAAGATACTAAATTATAAGATACTCGGCACGGCTTTAAAGTCGCTCAGTGATGCTTGTTTCAAGGCAGACGAGCAACAGCGAAATGGTGAGGTCATCACCGCTTGCGGAATGAGCGATGATGACCTAGATAGATTGTGTGACATCATCCCAGATATGCTCAATCCGATGCTATCTACCGAGGAAGTTAAAGAAAAACTGCACGTTTCTGATGCTACCCTCAATCGTATGGTTGCTAGGGGTGACATTCCGAATGGCGAGTGCAAGAAGCGTGGGCACACCAGATATTGGAAGAAGTGGGATATTCTGCACTTCATTAAGAGTAAGAGAGGTAAGTGATTGCCTCTCTTTTTTTGTTATTTATGATATTACCTCCTATCACCTTAAATCACTGATAATCAAGCAATAAAAGAAAGTGTGATAGAGTTATATTTGCTCTCCCCTTTTCTTCGTACCTTTGCATCCGTAACGTTACAATAGTGTTAGTTAATATTAAGGATTTCAAAAGATTGTATTATGGAAATGACAGATGCAAAGGTCGTAGAGAAGAAAATCTACGAAGAGGGAAAGAAGCACGATGATTATGCTTCTAAGGCAACAGGAAATGCTGGTCTTACCCTTGGTATCATTGGCACGGCACTCGGTGCTGGTGCTTGGTTATTTGGAGGTAATCGCAGTGTGTTTGGTTCACTCGGCGGCAATATGCCTGAGAACGTTAACATCAACGCTTACGGTTATGGCGCAAATGCGAATGCTAATCAGCCAACCGCATTGCAGGTGATGGAGAAGGAGTGCGCAGATGAGGTGAAGTTGCTTACCGACATGTTCGGTTTGAAGCTCGACACCGCTAACAAGTTCTACGCTATGCGTGAAACTGACATCGCAGAGAAGTTCTCTATGTATAAGGGTGCTAACGATGCTATCAACGCTGAGAACCGCCGTGCAATGCAGGCTGAGTTTGGTTTGTACAAGTCTCAAATTGATGCGGACTTCGGTTTGTACAAGAATCAGAGAGACCAGTATGACGCACTACAGGCTAAGTATAGCGACCTCGACAAGAAGGTAGCCGTGATGGAAGCCCTCACTCCTTACAAGGAGAAGCTTATGATGGCTTACGTTAACGAGAAGACCTGCAATTGCTTGCGTGGTCAGTTGGTACTCCCATCTACGCCAGTAATTTCGGGCTACGGCAGCTATTGCTGTAACAGCACTGCTCCTTCCACGCCCACTACAGGAGCGTAACAGAGCAAGAAAGTCCGTAAAAAAGACTAAGAAAAAATGAGTTGGTGAGGGGTGTTTGCCCTCGTTGGTGGATGCCCTCTCACCTCTCTATAATATATCACCAACTTTAAAGAAATTGATTGTTATGATAAATTTTGGTAACAGCCCATTATTGGATATGGGCACAAATCAGCAGCAACCGCAGATGATGGATGCCGAACTACAGAAGATGTACGAGGCAATACAGCAGAAGCGAGCATCTATCAATATGCAAGCGCAGCAGTCTTCTACCCCACTCTTTGATGAGATAGACAAGATAGAGGATAGCTTTACCGATGCACAGAAGCAGTACCTTATGCAAGACAAGGAGTATGTTGAGAGCTTGCAATACGTCTCCAAGCTAGTGCAAGATGAGGAACTTCGCATCATACGCCCTCGCATCGAGGCAACTGAGCAAGGCAAGGACGCTTTGAAGCATCATCTCTCCGTAGTGCAGAAGCTAAAGAAGGAAATGGCTAGAGAGACGGAACAGCAGAATGCCTTGGTCGCTGACTTCATCAAGAACTATCCAGGCAAGACTTGGGAGGAATATCTCGCTATCAGAAGCGGGCAAACAGAAACTAAGAAAGGAGGCAGGAAATGAACGTAACAGAGCTTAAAGAGAAACTGCTTGAATCGGTTGACGTTTGGGCAGACGCAAGAATAGACGATATGGTTAAGGCTAACCCGATGCTAGCCATACCATCAGTGTATATGAAACGTGCGGCGCATAATATCATATCCAAGAATAAGGATAAGTGGGATAAATCGATAGACAACGCTACCCTATTCATCGCCGATGAGAACGGAAACATAGATGCCAACACGATATTTGAAGATATGATGCAGATGCTAAAATCCGTGGAAGATTACAAATTCGATGTAGGTTTTATTCACGGACATATCGATAAAGGCGTTGTGTCTATTGACCTGCCGGATGGAATTGCAACCGCTATCCTCTTTGGAAGCAAGCGAAGCATCAACTTCACAGAGGAGGATTTTGTAGAGTTGAAAGATTTGATAATAGGTTAAAATATATAAGATATGGAAGCAAAAGAGATTATGAGTAAATTTGATGAGCTGTATGGAATGATGGCTTCATCAACCAACGTAAAGTATATGCACACATTCGGAGACACCATGCGTTGCATGATGCAGGATATGGCAGCCAAACACCCAGAGTTGGCGCAAGAGTATCTTGATAAGCTCTGCGCCATCAAATGGAAGAACTATCTCACCAAGAATGAGGCTTTGGATATTATCGGTAAGATGAATCCCGAAGCAACTTGGAATATGCAAGGATGGTTGGACGAAATGGAGAAGTTGGGCTTATGTATGGAGGATAAGCCATATTACAATGATTATGCGCTGTATATAGCCATGAATCAAGTAATAAGCGACCACGGAGAGACCATTGCCATAATAAAGGGCGAGAAATCTCTTTCTGATATAAATGAGGAAGAACTTGTAGAATACGCCTACAAATTAGCCCTTGACCTACTGAAAGATAAGGATGGCGTATATAATATAAGAGAATACTTTTTGAAGTAGATATACTGTTTGAATCATTTGTAAAGAGGAGCTTTTGGTAAGTTCCTCTTTATTTGTTTACACCCGATTATCTATTTTCTTTTGTCTTTCAATTTTAAAAGCTATCTTTGCATCAAAAACAAAATATGGTAGGACAAGTAGGAAATACGGGTACAAGAGCGGCTGGGATGATGCTATTCGGGGATGAGTTGAGTTGTATGTTACTCGATACCCGATGGATGCTCATTGCTATCGTTCTACTTATCATTGCTGACTATCGCTTTGGTTGTGAAGAAAGTAGCCTTCGACATAAAAATGCTTTAGAAAGCAAGAGCCCTCTCCTTGCTGATAGATATGAGTTCAGAGCATCACGGGCAAGGCGCAGAACTTTAAATAAATTTGTGGACTACCTTATCTATATAATGGTAGGTGTATCTCTTGGTAGAGCTTTATTGCCGCAGATTGATATTGATTATATTTGGGGTGGATGGGTTGTTACTGCATTTATTGCGGTAAGAATAGAGATTCCGAGCATAGTAGGACATTTCTTGTTTGTTCGTGGCGTAGCGGTAGAAAAGAAAACAATAAAGGGCTTCATTAAAGCCTTTATCGTAGCTCTTGCTAAATCAAAGAGTGAAGGTGTTGGTGATGCCTTAGAAGAAGGATTTAAAGCAACGGAGGATAAAAAATGAAAGTAACAAAAGAACAAATGAAAGCCATCATGCCGAAAGCTGGAGAAAGGATTGATATATATCTTCCTTATATCAACGATTACGCAGATGCTTTTAATATCAATACTCCACTTCGCATGGCACATTTCCTTGCACAAGTGGCTCACGAAACCGCAGAGTTGGTACACATGCGAGAAATCGGTAATGCTGACTACTGCCATAAGTATGAGGTTGGTAGGCTCGCAAAGATGTTGGGCAATACTCAAAAGGGTGACGGCTACAGATATAAAGGTCGTGGCTTCTTGCATTTAACAGGAAGGGCAAATTATCAAGCCTACACGAACTCAAAGTACTGCAAAGGTGATGTTGTAGCAGAGCCAAAGCTCTTGGAGAAACCGAAAGGAGCAGTAAAAAGCGGTATGTGGTATTGGTTAGTAAGAGGATTGAATGCCTTAGCTGATAAGAATGATATTGAAGCGGTTACAAAAAAAATCAATGGTGGAACAAACGGCTTGCCGAGCAGAACCAAATATTGGAAGAGAGCTTTGAAAGCCTTTAATATAACAGCATAGCTTATGAAAAGGATTAAAGATTTGTTTTATTGTTTATCAATTTCAATGCTTCTGTTTCTTATGACGCAGATAGTTATCGGGTGTACGGATTACCCCGAAGGTGGTTACCCGACAACTTATATCAGCGATAAGCAGTCACATTGGGATTCGATATTTAATGCTAGACTTTCAGCGACCTTTGAACTCTATCAGAGAACTCAAAGTGAGCTAAAAGAAAATAGCAAGTCTGAAACAAACCATATTAGAGATAGCACTTTAACAATGGTTGATAAAGATGGTAATATTCTCAGACAAGACAAATATCACTACGAGAGCCATAATTATACAGAGGTATTCGTACAGAAGCTCAGAGATAGTATTTCTTATTATAAATCATATAAGGATAGTCTAAGCAAGTATCGACTCAAAATCGATTCCTTAGATAAAGCTAAACAAGATTCTGTTCCATATCCCGTGTATATAGAGAAGCCGATGAATAAAATAGATGCTGTATTCTATCGATTAGGTAAGGTTACGGCGGTATTCGTGCTTCTCTTCATAGTAGGTATGATATTTTTGGCAATATATAAAAATAGAAAAAGATAAGACATTTTCAATAGTTACTAATATTTTATAGGTTTTAGTTTCTTGGTTATAAGATTGTTGGATAACAAAGGCGGTTACTCGTGATGAGCAGCCGCCTTATTTTTTTTAGTACTTCTTGCCTCCGTGATGATACTCACGGGTTTCATTATAGCGCATCTTTAGATTAATGTGCTGTACGAGGTCGATACCTAGTGATTCTGCCCATTCAAAGGTAGCAACGATTATATCATTAAAATAAGCTTCACAGAGCAAAGGATTATCAGAGGTAGTAAAGTTTAAGATACCTCTTGAAATGAAGTACGCATTAACTGTAAAATCTCTTGTTTCACAAAGTTCTACATTTTCTTCATCGGTTGTATATTCCGTTCTACACTTCACGTTTTTCAACCCCATAAGGTCAAATAAACGAATGCAGATGTCTGCCAATTCGCTTTCAACAGTTCCCTCAATATGTTCGCCGTAGAACTTTTCAAGCAAACCTCCGTGGTGGTCGTTAGTGATAACGCAATCAAGCCCACTTTTATCAAGCTCATCCATCCAACGCCCCTTGCGGTCAGCTTGAACGGCTTCCGTAACCTCTGTGCTAATCATCATAACCCAGTGTGCCGTAGGCTTCTTCTCTTCGTGCCATCCGTGTTTTACGGCATTGTTATAGGCACGTTCAACCCATTCTTTAACTTGTTTTCCTTCTATTACCATAATTATCTGTATTTATGTTTATTACACCATTTTCCACAATCTGTACATTCTTCTTTATCGCAGCAAAAGCCATCACCATAAACACTTTCGTTAGTAAATGAAACGCAATTACCGCAACAAGGCTCTTCATTCTCTTTTTTCATATAAATAACGTTTTATTGATTCACGCAATAACTTATTTTCATCGGTAAGCTTTCTTACTTTCTCTTCTAACTGCTTTATGATATGTAAATACGACATTTCTTCAAGAGTTTTCATTTTATCAGCTCCAATGAGAATCCTTTCTTCGCAACGTGAACCGCCTTGCCCGTGGCTTTCGCTACCTCAGAAGAGAATAATACGGAATCGCCGTTGTTTGCACTCATGTGAATAAGCACTATCGCTTTCGTTCTTTCCAATTTATTCTCTTTAAGGCAGTTCAGACATCTTTCCAAGCTCATGTGAGTAGCTTTTGCTCTAATGCCAATCTTCTCAGGAATAATGCCCTCTCTCACACTCTTATCAACCAACGAATCCATGTGATTGCATTCGATAAGGATATAGTCAAGCGGAAAAGATAGCTTATATTTGATATGATGGCTATCCGTAAGAAAAAGCATATCTCCCATATCGGGATGGTAGATAATAAAGCCGCAAGGCTCTTTGGTATCGTGAACTGTATCGAAAGCCTTTATAACAAAGTTACCAATACGAAACTCTTTAAGCATCGGTATGGCATTGTAATGAAAATCACCTTCCTTAATCTTCTTTTCTTCCAAAGTACCTTTGGTTGCAAAGATATTGAAAGGTCGTGCATACTGACGAATAAACCCTGCGTGGTCGCCGTGGCTATGAGTAATCAAGCAACCGACAACCTTTTTAAGATTTCCTCCAAGTGCTTCTACGGCATCTTTTAAGGGCATTCCGCATTCTATGATAAGTGCTTCATCATCATTCTGTAGGATATATCCATTACCAGAGCTTCCACTACCTAATGTAATTAATTGCATATTCTATACATTTTATATATAGGAGAGAGATTTCTCCCTCTCCTATCCGTCATTTACTGCTGCTTAAACATATCAGGCATTTCCTGCTTACCCATCGGTTTTGCCTTAGGCTTGGTTTGAGCCGTATTTTCTGCGGTCTGAGCGGTTTCCTGCTTATCACTTGGGGAATTATCAGCAGCCTTATTTTCTTCCTTATTCTCGCCATTATTCATATCGAGCGACTGAGAATTAGCTTGCTGTTCCTCTTGCTGCTGAGCTTGTGCGAGTTTCTCTTCGGCTGAAAGCTGCTCAGTAGAGGTATTATTGAAAGGAATCTCTTCATAATCGGCATCTTCTGCCTCATCTTTCGTCTGAAAGCCCATCATTATACCTGGGTCGGTCGTTCTGATAAACCAAGAAGCGGAACGATAACGAAGCATCAATTCTGGGATATTCTTCCATTTAGGGTTACGGGAATACCAACCTTCATCCTTTGCCATCTGAATTGTTACGACAGGACCTTTCTTTACCTCTCCTGTTTTTACCTCTATGGCGTAAGCGTACATACCCCAATTATCCTTGCCTCTTTCGCCAACTTCCGCATAACTAAGCGTTGAGTATTTGCCCGTTGCATTAAAGCAAGCAATAGCAAACTTTGCTTCAAAGGTAGGAGTACCGTGAACGGCTACGAGGTTCTGTAAAACCATCAAAGGGTCAGCATTCATGCGAATAGCCATATTAAGACCAATCAAACAGTTACCGATGTTTCCCTTGTAGGCATCAGGTACAAATGAAGATTGAGCAAATACCTTTGCGATTCTCTGCCCTGCTTCAAAACCTTCAATAGAGCCAAAGATATTAATACCTTTCTGTGGCTGTACTACAGCCAATTCTTTTGTTTCTTCCATGATTTCTATATTTATATTTTAAACTGATTTAATCTCCAAAGGCTGACCGTAGATACATTGCAAGAAGATAATCTGCTGTTCAACGGGCACGATGTGTTCTGCTGATTCCTTGCGGTCAACGAACAAAGGTACGAAGATATTTGAAGCCTTAGATATACCGCTGATAATATCAACGCCCATATCAATAACAGTTCCATCATTCGTATTATCGTAGTCAATGCCATCCTTATCAATAGCGGTGCAGATTTCCTTCTCATCGTCATTGGTCTTATTCTGCTGATAGAACTTCCAACGAATGAGTGAGAAATATGAATTCACCTTTTGCTCAACAAGATTAATCTTTGCCTTCTTGTAAGCTTTGATTTGGCTAATAACTTCACCACAATCAGCAATAATCTGAGATAACTCAACAGAGCGATTATTGAGCTTTTCTTTCTCAGTATCAATACGCTTGTTGGTCTCCTCACCTGCGATTTTGTTAACTAATTCGTCACGTTGAGAGACAAGGGTCTTCTTTTTCTCCTTATTCTCTTCGATTGTAGCATCAACCTTCGCAACAGGCTTACTTGCTTCTATATCGGTGAGGTCTTTATCAAAGACCACCTTTTCCGCAGCAGCTTCCCAAGTTTGGTTCTGCTTCTCTGTGCGCTCATCAATTAACTTCTGATACTCAGATTGAGCATTCTTTACCTTATCCTCATCTTGTGCCTTGGTAATCTGCTCATAGGTATTGATATTACCTTTGAGGACAGTCATCTGTTGCTTAATCTGAGCAGCCTCATTCTGTATTTTCGTGAGTTCATCAGACTTATTCTTATTGAACTCGGCAACGGCGTTATCATATTCCTTTGCCTTCATTTCGTCCGTATAAGGACGACCACAAACTGGACAAACATCTGTTTGCTTATAGTTAAATTTCTTTTCGTTAGCATCATTCCACTCTTTAATCTTGTTATTGAAATTAATAGTGACCTCTGCCAAGGAAACCTTGCATTTTGTATTAGTCTCCATATTTGTATTATATGCAGATTTAGCGTCATTGATTTTCGTTGAAGCCGTAGAAATCTTCTTCGTAAGCTCATCAATCGCCTTAATCTTAGCATCTTGCCATACCTTCTGTGCATTCGCAACCTTTACGTTATGCGCTTGCAACTTATTGAGGTACTCTTCCATAGCAGGGTCTTTCTCAGTCGTTCCCTCCAATGCCGCATCTATAGCAGCAATATCAGCATCAATCTTTACCTTCTGCGCTTTGAGAGCTGTAAAATCGGCATCAACTCTAAGAGCCTCTTGTGCCTGAACCTTTGCAGGTATTAAATCTAACTCCTCTTCCGCTTTCTTCTTTGTTGCCTTCTGCTGTGTAAGCATATCGGAGAGTTCTTTCTTCTCTTCAATTACGCCCTTATACACCATAGGATAAGGCTTCATCAATTCTTCTTCATTGATTTTACCAGCCAACGACATAAGCATTTTTCTTCTGTCATCAACCTTATAAGACATAAAGATATTGATATTAGACAGAACGAGCCATCTTTTGAGCGGACAAAGTTCTTCGAGCTTGGCGTTAAAATCTTTCTGTGAAAGAGGAACGTCATTAATAAGTCGCTCTTGTGTAGTACTTTGCAACTTCTCATCTGCTGTACCCTTATTCTCCCAATTCTCAGTAAGGATACGCTGTACCTTAACCTCTCGCTCATCATTATAGTTAAGTACTACAGTGACCGAGGTTTCAAGATGATGAATAACATCATTATTAATATCAAGAGGTTGTACGGTGGCATTCTTCTTGCTGATAACGCCGAAGATTGTCCAAAGATAGGCATCATAGATAGTTGTCTTACCTACCTTATTTGCGCCACTAATAACCATATTGTGGCTAAAATTAATTTCTTGACTCCGAACCTTCTTGAAGTTCTGTAAAGTCATTGATTTGATTTCAATTTTCATTGTTGTTTTTATTAACGTTAAACGATTTGTATTCATTTCCAGCCCTAGAACCCATAAGCTTAATAGTCAATTCCTTGCGTATCTTATTACAGATAGCATTAACAGCATTAATATCAGCCTTTACGTTCTTTTTTCGCTCCTTATTAGCATCGGATTCCATCTGTGATAACATCTGTGCTCTTTCGGAATCGAACTTCTGTAATGCCTCCATAAGGTTCTGAGGATTGATAGTATTACCTACATATATCTTTCCATATCCTCCACCTACCAATGATTCCAAAAAGTAGGTAAGTTCGCTAGGAGATAGATAATAATAGATACTTCTTATTCGTCTTGCCATGAAGACAATTTGAAGACTATTAACAGAACTACCAGCACCGAGAAGTCTAAAGGTATCTAATAACTGAGCTTTTACCCATTTTAGAGCGAACCCTTCTCCATAATCATTATCTAAAGATGCTAATGTATTGGTATCTTTAAGAGCAGAAGTTAGTGAATATACTGGCTCTTTTCGCTTACTGATTAAAGGATAATTGGTTTCTACCCACTCTTCGAAATTAATCAGCGTTAAAGACCTCTGCTGCTGTTCTTGCGAAATTAAGCTCTGTTCGCTGCTGTTGTTGCTGTACTTCGTCATACTCAGAATATATTTCATCCTCCCAAGCACGGGAATTAAGATAGGTAAGAGGGTGCTTTTGATATACTTTCTGAGTGATTGATGCAACATATCGTGGCGTAGCTGCTATACAAGCGGTTCTATCCTTCTTAGTCATGTGCATCCACTTCTTTAAGCATTTCTGCTTGCCGACACACTTACCATACATCTTCCACCATTTTTCAAACTCTTCATTTATAACAGAGATAGATTGTGGTGGGATAATCTCATAACCTTGGGATTCTAATAATGTGATTGCTTCTTGTATCTCCTTTTCCATATTTACACCTTATTATATATTATATATACTCGCCACCCCAAAATCGAGTAATCTCTGACCCTGCGATAGCAACTTGCCCATTCGGTCTTACAATACTCTTAAGGAATCCACTCTTAATGTAACGATAGATGGTGTTCGCACTAACTCGTAACTTCTCAGCAGTCTCCTTAACCGAATATCTACCTTTCGGCTTTACATCAGGCGGTTCGTTTATCATCGTTACCTCCTTTCTCCTTGTTGCGTTTGAGGATGCCATAGATGCTAGCCTCACACGCATATTTGAAGTCACTCATTGTCCGCCGCACAGCCTCAGACTTCTTGAGACCATGCTTCATGTAGTTCTCAACTGATTGAACTACCAAGCTTTCTTTTTCTTTTTGAGATTTAATAACCATATTTAACTATAAATTTATATAGAAATTAATATTAAATTATTATCTTTGCATCCGAAATATATCGGTGTTTTATAATTACACCGCAAAATTAATAAAAAAAATTGAGATACTATTATTTTCTATTAATATTTTAATAATAATTAATATAAACGTATGGGTGAACTATTGGAAAGAGCAAAAAAGGTGGCTGAGCACAAGGGAATGTCAATGGCTCAGTTTCAGGAAAAGATTGGTGTGAGCATCAGTCATTTCTATAATACAGATAAATTATCATTGAAGACAAAGAGAGCTGTTTCAGAGGTCTTCCCTGATATTAATGCTGATTGGTTAGAAACGGGTGAGGGTTTTATGACTAACACCGATAAGCTACAGGAGGAAGGCAAATTCTATAAAGTACCGCTTCTTCCCGTTGCAGCGCAAGGTGGTACACCAAACAATTTCGAGTATCAGATAAAGAAGCATGATTGCGAAATGATGATTTCTCCTATTGAGAATATTTCGATGGCAATCACAGTCACGGGGGATAGTATGTCGCCAGAGTACCCAAGCGGTAGTAAGGTTCTTGTGCAGAAGATTAACGAGAAGGCTTTCATTGAATGGGGCAACACCTATGTGCTCGATACAGTAAACGGAGCTATCATTAAGAATGTATTCCAAGCAAAGGGTGATGATACGAAGGTCATATGCCGCTCCGTAAACCCTAATTTTGCAGACTTTACTATTGATGTTTCTGATATTAGAGGATGGTACAGAGTGCGCTGTTGCATTACCATAAAGTAACGTTAAAATACGTAAAACATGCAAATTTCGTGCAAACGCATTTTAATAGAAAGCGTAACGATTTGGTTATCAATAGGTTATTCTACACCATACTGATACAAAAAAAATATTG